GCGGAGCAAGATTCTGTTTGAGATAAGGGGTTTGCAAGCTTGCTTCGAGGAAGCTGGATGTATATCCTCCCTGCTCTTCTGCAACACCGCCCCGATGGCGAAATTGGTAGACGCAAGGGACTTAAAAGCATTTGAGTGTCAACACCCCTCGCATCACGCCCTCATCTTCCGTATCACCTCCACCACCCCGTAAACGCTAGGCCTCGGCGCACCTTGTTGCCGAAAACATCAGCCTCCCCAAACCGACATTTTTTGTCCTTGGTAGCTATTTGGGAGCTGGAGCTCAAAATCAGGCCATCTCTCGCCATCTTTCGACTGCTTATCTAAGCTCTCGACAAATTATTTTTCATCTTTCTCAAAAATATTTTCTTACAGATTCCGGCTCCCAAGCCATCGCCCCGAGCTTTCTGCAGGCGATAAAAAACCCGGTCGCTGGGCCAGGTTTTTGGGGAGTGCCAGGGCGTCGTGCCAGAGCCTCGATGAGCATCGTGCTCGCAGGTGTTTCAGGTAATGATGTCTTAGGCTGGGCAGTACATCGTCTGCGAAAAGCGCACTACGTCTTCACGCTTGTAAAAGACTCGGCGAGTGATGTGCTTATGAGCTGGGAGATCATCCTTGAACTTTCCGATGTAGCGCCAGAATCGCAGCGTCTCGGCAGACACACCAAGAATTTCCGCAGCTTCGCGGGGGTTCAGATATTCCGACATTCATCTTTCCTTTTATACGCGTTGAGATTGCAAACCAGGGTCTCTACCCCCGACTTGTCAATTCACGGTAATTGTTTGGAAAGTGGCCGTCAAGGCGCAGCAGCAGACTTTTCATAGTATGCTAACACCATACCTTTAATAATTATGGGTCTATTAAAAGCATACTGTTTACCGGACATAAAAAAGCCCCGACAGGTATGAGAGAGACTGTCAGGGCTACATGATTGAAGGAAAAAAGGAGGTAAACCCTCAATCACAACTAATTATAACATGGCAGATTATATAGTGTGTGATTTTTACTCCTTTTGTTATCAAATTAAAGCGTATTTATGTGCAGGTCTCCGATTTCGTTTTGAGCCTTGAATCCGTTAGTGCCAGGTTTGTATTTGATGCGAGCCATTACTATGGCACCCTCTGCTTTCATAACATCCTGAAGCTGTTCCATCGGAGTCTTTGTGGCTTTCGCGATCTTCTGGATTGTTGAGTTGCTGATTTTTATAGCCATATCGCTGTTTCCCCTGCCATACACTCTATGCCAAAAGTGACGACCTGCGTGCTCGCCTGACATCACTTGCAACTCCATCAGGATTGTTTCGCCGCCGCTTTTGGTTGGCTTGCTGTTGAATGACTTGAATTTGATCATCGCATCATGAGTTGGCATTGCCTCAGTTGACTGCGACTTTTTGACGACAATAGCTGTATCGACCTGCTTCTTAAATTTTCTACGGATTGAGTTGATGTGAGACTTCGCGAAGATCTGACAGGAGCGCCATGCAGCTGCATCTTGTGACTCGCCAGGTCGCGGCCTGTTTCGTGGGTATTGCATGTCGCGGAAGTACGGATCGTCTGAGTGCTCAGTGTTATCGAACTCGAACAACCTTCTTGCGATTTCCTCTTCTGTAGCTGAAGTGATCATTCCGCCGACAATTCGATTGAGTTCGTAAGAACGTCCACGGGCTCCGGTGTTGCCGGTTGCCTTGCGTGACTCTCCTGGCTTGTAAGTCATGCTTAGTCCGTAGCTGGACTGCTGAAGCTTCAGCTCAAGCACTTCGACAGGGTCGCCTGGGTTGTAAAAGCTGATTGCATGAGCAAGGCGATCAGGATGCGCGGTGTAGACGTAGTAGCACTGCGACGGGACTCTCCAGCACGGGTCAATTGCACGCAAGAGCCTGCCATCGAGAAAGCTGTCCAGGTTCTCCATCATCGCGGCACAGATCTGGTTGTGCTCTTCATGGAAGTACGGTCGGTCAGGAGTGATTACCACACGGAACCTTGGCGCGCTTAGGGTGTGGCTGTGGCTCGTATAGAGGAAGTGCTCAAGACCCAGGTCAAGGAGCGCGTCCTCGATCTCTTCAAGCGCGATCATGTCGTCGTCATACCCCTCACCAAGTTTCTGGTCGATGTCGAAGATGATCAAAGAAGACGAGACCACATTGAGGTCGCTGCGCGCCGGGATGTTAAAACTGGCCGGTACGAACGTCATGGCATTCGTTTTCTCGACCAAAACCTTTGGCTGTTCAAAGTGCTTTTCGAACAGCGTTTTTAATGAGTCAGCTGACTTGTTCGAAACGTAGTTCGTTGAGGCAGTCGTCTGTGTTGCATATCTAATGGTCATTTGCTCTTTCCTTTTCTTTTGAGGCTCTCTCTTGCCTCGATGTATTCAGTATTCAAAATGAGCAAAGATGGGCGCAACTACTTTTTTATTTATTTGGGCTGCCGAGAGCTTAGGGCAGCTGTTGAGTGTGTGTCTTCCGTATTTCTGCGCTGAGCTCAGCTTCAAGGGGGTTCACAAAAAGTTTTTCTTAGTCATGCTGGGGTAAGCAGCCACCCCATCTACCTGTCTTCACTTTCTTATTTCTTATAAATAGAGAGGTAGTAGATGGGGTGATGGGACAATAAAACCGTTGGTTCAGAGAAACGCTTTTGATCTGCCCTGTCTGGATATAGGTATACCCAAGTTAATTATTTTTGCCTAACTTGCAATAAGCATCTTGTTTCACTGCTTGCTCATTTTGAATACTAGCTACATCAGGGGAATGAGAGAGCCCCTAAAATTGAGGAAATACATAATGAACAATGCAACTTCATCACAAACTGTCATCATCGAGAACAACAAGGACGCACTTGCTGTTGCTCTTGAGCTCAGAGAGTACAAAAACACTACTCGACTGATGACTATCGACGGAAACGTCCTGAACGCTGTCTCAGTAGCCTATAAAACAGCTTCTGGACTACACAGCGCTAACGACGGTCAGATCACCCGGTCGATTTACAACATGTCAAAGATCGCAATCGCCTTGATGATCGTTAAAGCTGACAGCAGCGACAAAGCCTTTGACACAGCAGCGTTCGAAATCGCCCGTGACGTATTTGTATCCGGGAAAACCCAGGAGAAAGCTCAGGCACTCGCTGAAGCAACTGGACGCACTCAAGACGCATGCACTTCGGAGATCAACAGCAAGCTCGAATTCCTGACGGGCAGGATGAACTCTAAGACCAACCCCCTGACCGACGCCGGGGTGAATATCGAAAGCATGGAAGCCATTCGTGATGAGTTTCTTGTGTCAGGCGGCAAGTTTTTGGTGTGTGCCGGAACTGGCGAAGGCAAGTCGTCAAAGATCAACCAGCCCGTCATCCAACGCTACATCGACACCGGCAGAAAAGTTCTGGTGATCTCCCACAGGCGCTCGATCAACAAAACCCTGGCCAACATCGAGGGCATCGTCAGCTACGACGAGTGCAACGATCCCAGCGACCTGCAAAACGCAAAAGGCCTGAAGATTGTCGTCAACTCGCTCACTGCACTGAAATTCAAACGCTTCATCCAGTCAGTCGACTTGGTTGTCATCGACGAAGCTTCCCAAGTGATCTCGCACGTCCTGGGCGGCGAAGTAAAAAACCGCCAGGCTGTCTGGGAAACCCTGAATTTTGTCGTCAAAAACACGCCAAACGTCATCATGGCGGACGCTGACATCGACGCACGTTGCGCAGAGATGATCGGGCCTGGCTACAAGCTTTTCAAGAAGCCAACTGCTCACGCTGGTATTACTGTGCAGATCGGCGACATCAACCACGTGCGTGCCCTTGCCGTAGAGGCTGCTACTGGCAGAAAAGCTGATCCTGCGAACGATATTACTGAGCTAGCGGCTACGACCGTGCTGATTGCTTGTGACGCCGTAAAAGAGGCAATGGCCCTTGCCAAAGCCATCGAGAAGCAAGGTGGCCCTGCGGCGCTGGTAGTCACCGCTGACAACGCTCAGTGGCCAGAGCAAGCTGCCTTCATCGCGAACCCAAATGTATCGAGTCACAGGGTCGTCATCTACAGTCCTGTGATCACTTCAGCCCTGTCGATCACTTCCGGCCACTTCAAAGCTCACTTCGGGGTGTTCCAAGGCCAGGTGGTGCCAAGCGATGCGATCCAGATGCTTCGCCGCGACCGCACTGCCACGTCCTTTGTGGTAGGCATCAAACAACCCCAGTACAGCAAGTCTGAAGCTGTTGAGGCGGCGTACAAGTGCAAGCCCGTGTGCCTCGACGACCTGCTCGCGACCCTGAGCTTCAAGGAAGGCGAACGAGCTAAAGCCGAAGCTCTCGTGCGATCAGAACTCAGTGCTCTGCAGTTCCAGTTCCTGGAGTACACGCATCGCAAAAACGAAGCCTGGTTGCGCGACAACATTCAAAGCACGTTGCCTGCCAGCCTCTTGGCACGTGGATTCGCTGTCGAGGTTCTGGAGCATGACGATGACCTATCTCTGGCCGGATTCAAAGCAGACAGTCAGTCCCGCAAGGCTGTTAAGCGTGACGTAGCCAAAGGCCTCAATCACGCCGTCAAGGCTGACCCAGTGACTGCTCAGCGTGTACAAGAGTTCGGCTCGGTAAATGAACAGGAATACTTGGAGGCGTCTCGTGCAAGTGCAATTGAGGTGATGAAGGTATCGGACTTTGATCTGGGTGACGCGATGATCTGGGGGCATGGCGAAGGTGAATCCAAAATCATCAAATTCCGTGAACTGATGAGCACCACCGAAGCCCTTGGCGCAACAGATGAGCGCAGCTCCAAACGAGTGATGGCCATGCTGAAGCCAGCTTTCGAGGTCATGACCACCGGCAACACATGGACGGGCACTGAAAGCGTTGCGCTGTTCGACACCTTGAACGCGATTCGCACTGACGTCCTCAAAGCCGGAATTAGGATGAGCTCGGCAAAAAGCGATCAAGCCAAGAAAGCCGACATTACTAAGATCTTCAACCAGCTTGGACTTGTCGTCAAAAAGCACGAGACAACGAACAAGCAGTTCTTCTACACAATTAGCCCGAAATCACTGGCTCAAATGACCCGCTACATCTGATTCATCAAGCGCCATGGAGGGCGCATTAATATACCCAATATAAATATTTCGACAAACTTGCTCTGCGCTATTGAATGGCCAAATGCTCATATTTATTATGGAAGGTATAGCAAGAATAAAAAAAGGAAAAGCTATATGACTGCGTTTATTGACCTGAGCAACACCTCATATACTGATGAAATCGACATGACTGAAGTCGATGAAGTTAGGACATGCTTGCTCAAGCCCTGGGGATTCAAAGAGCTCAACAGAGACCTACTTCGAAACATTGCAGAGACTTGTCTTATCGCATTGCACAAGGTCGCATGGAACGAACATAACGCACAGCGATTCAACAACAAGGTCGTCACGCAAGATGATGTTATCTTTCAGCCATCTCTGCCACCTGTACCAAGGCCATACCGTAGCTGGCCTGAAGCGTATATCATGATCTTCGGTGGTCTTCAGGATTGCGAGTACGAACCCAAAAGCTCAAAATTTAAGTATGTGACTGAGCACACGTACCAGCCCGACTCTGTCGACCCAACCAATCCTAAGATCGTTTTCGAAATTAAGGGGGTCATTCCCACCCTGGTTGACGCCAAGAAGTACAGATCAGTCGCCGAGCAAAACGGCATCTACATCATATTCATCCTCCAAGAGAAGGACATCATCTGCCCATGGTCTAGACCCCGTAAGGATGGCACTCGGATGACTCTGGAAGAGTGGATGGGTAAGGAGAAGTTCGAATACTGCTACCAGGGCGAGGAAGACGCTTTTCGTAAGACGGATAAGTATAGGAAGCTAGTCGCCACATTCGGCAAGTAATACTGCAACACCAAACATGACTTACAGAACACAAGGGCCATGATGGCTCTTTTTTTTGCTTAAATTTTGCGCACAAATAAAGCCTTTATATTAGTGTTACAATATCTGCATAAGAATAATAATAAGAGCGCGACATGCGAAGAATTCTTGGGGTCGATCCTGGCAAGGATGGCGGTTTATCTATCATCGATGAGCAATTCAATCTGATTGCGTCTATGCCTATGCCTGTAATCCTCGGGATCAAGAACAAAAGGAAAAGCAACAAGGTTACTAAGTTGCGTGTTGATCCTCTTCAGGTCTATGAATTCATTAGTCGCTACAAGCCCGAGATGGCAGTGGTTGAACTGGTAGGGTCGATGACTGGTGATGGTGGCGCCTCAATGTTTAGCTTCGGCGATTCATATGGAGTTGTGCGCTCACTTGCCGAGGCTTTGTGTCCTCAGGTTATCTATGCCAGGCCACAAGACTGGAAGCGCTTTCAAGGTCTATCAGGGCTCTCCAAGGAACAGGTTGCCGAGGTCGCCTACGAGGTCTTTGGCGAAGAGCAGATTTACGGCAAGCCATATAAGCGTAATGGACAAGTTAAACGTAGGGCCTTCGACGGTATATCGGACTCCTTGATGATCGCCAAATACGGCGTGAGATTCCTGGAGTAAGCCATGAGTCGCACGCGCATGCTTGATAAGAAGCTTCTCCGTGAAATCGTGAAAGGTGTCGAAAGAACCTCCACGGTCGAGCTCGCCTGCGCGATTGCCAAGATTTCTGAAGCGGCATTTTACAAGTGGCAGGCTATGGGCCGAGAGCTGTTAGAGACCATTGAGCAAGGCAATGATATCGATGCTGCCGACGAGATTTACGTCGAGTTTGTGGAGTCGATTGAGCGTGCTCGATACATTTCGTGCCTCCCTGCTGTGGATACCATCCAGAAAGCAATCAAGATGGGTGACGTGAAGGCAGCGGAAAAATTCCTGTCACGCCGTATGCCTGGTCAGTTCGGTGACTACGAGCGCAAAGAGGTCACGATTAAAAGTGATTCCAACCTTGATGACGGCACTGGCATCGCTCTGGTTACTACGCTAGCTGCCGGCCAAGACCTGGATCAGCTACTCCAACAACAGCAATCCGACGCGCTTTTGCTCGCAAAAACAAAAACAAGTGAACTCTCATAATAATAAGAAAGGCATTCAAATGATTAAGCAAAGAAGTTGGGGCGATTGCGGGGTTGCTGCCCTGGCAAACTCGATCAGGTTTTCTCCGTCGTACGAAGCAGCTTTGGAGATGCTTGGTGGTCGTGATTGCGGTATTACAATGCAAGAAATTTGCTCGGCTATTTACGACAAAGGAAATGCCTTACCTCTTTACCTACCGCTTGACGGATTTGGGGCTGAGGCAAATATCTCTAACGCCAGAACATCCGATTTCAAAGAAACACTGGGGAAGTTTAAAGCTCACAATGGGAATAAGCGTGCAATCCTTCAAGTGAAGACAAAGTCCGGGATGCTTCATTTCATTTATTTTGATGGAGAAAATATCCATGACCCATCTCCGTCAGCTCCACCTAGCCCGGACTTTAGTAATTACGAATCTGTGATTGATGGGGTCTTCCTGCTCGACATTTACCATTCAGGCGGCATGATCTCCAGCAAGTCTGGTGAAAAGACCGCTGCCCAGAAGATCGCGGAGTACGAGGCTGCTCGAACAATCACGATTACTAACACAGTACAGGAGTCCCTTGAGCCCCAGGCGGGCTGTTTTATCAGTTACGGACGCGGGCCAGCCCCCACCCGCAGGTGGATTACGGACAAAGGTTTGTGATCAAACAGTGCCAGGCGCTTGTGCGCAAACAGGCTGTTTCGTGTGCGGTACGGGAAGGTGCTTTGTGATCCGTATACGGGACACTAAGGCCGGAAAGGTGCGCTTATGAGCTCTTTCGGGAACCTTACGCAGATCGCTAAGGCGACTAGGCGCGTCCTATGGGAACCCATCCCCGGCGCAGGTGGTGGGCTCAGCTCTCAAGGCATGCTGCTCATCACCGGCCAACCTCGGAACCTGGTCAAAGAGGTTCTGTTTCATGGGTCTCGGGGTAACGGGAAGTCGGAATGTCTGTTGATGGCTTTCGGTCAACATGTTGGCCAAGGTTGGGGCAGCTACTGGCGCGGAGTGATCCTGCGTCGGCAGTTCTCGTCCCTGAAGGACTTGATCGTCAAGAGTCACAGGCTTTTCCCAAAGCTGTTCCCAGGAGCTACGTACAACAAGTCAATGCGCGAGTGGACGTTCCCGACCGGTGAAGTTCTGATCTTCGATTACATCGAGAAAAAGGAGCAGTACGAGGCGAAGTTCCACGGCCAGGAATACAGCTTTATCGGCTGGGATGAGCTCACGACTTGGGCTACGGACGAGATCTACGAGTCCATGATGTCGACGCTCCGGACGTCCTACCAGCCCACCAAAGCCCAGCCACTCATGCCACCCCTGCAGGTCAGGTCGACCACGAACCCCTGGGGTGTCGGTAAGCGCTGGGTTAAAGCCAGGTTTATTGACGGCAAAATCAGCGGTCAGATTGAGTACAAAAATGGGCAGCGCGACAAGTGCGCGATTTTTGGCACGGTGTTCGAAAACCCGCATTTGAATGACGAGTACAAGCATTGGCTCCGGACGATCAGTGACCCTGCGAAGCGTGCGTCGTGGCTGCTAGGGGATTGGGAAGCTGTCGATGACACTGCGATGTTCGCGGCGCTCTGGAAGAAGGATGTGTTGCTCATGCAGCCATTCACGATCCCAGCGCACTGGAAAGTCGAGCGCTCCTTCGACTACGGGCAGTCCACACCTTTCTGTTGCCTTTGGACGGCTGAGACTAATGGCGAGTCTGTCTTAATCAACGGCAAGCCCTTCTGCCCACCCAAGGGCTCGATCATCGTCGTTGGTGAGGATTACGGCACCCCCCTCAATCCAGACGGTACTCAGCAGAAGCGTGACCTCGGTCTGTTCATGAGTGCCGGCAATATTGGCAAACGTCTCAAGCAACGTGAGCTGAAGCTTCAGGAAACCATTCTGCAGAACCATCCGAAGGTCACTCCAGGCCCAGCTGACAATCAAATTTATAACGGCAGCAAGGTTGATCAGGGTAGCGCTCCTACAGTTGCGAAAGATCTAGCTGCAGAAGGCATGACCTTTGTGAACTCGGACAAATCGCCGGGCTCAAGGGTGACAAGTGCCCAGCTGATGTTTGGTCGTTTGCAAGCAACTATTGAGCAAGATCCTGGTAAGCCACATATCTACTTCTTCACTAACTGTCGCTTCCTGAACTCGTCACTTCCTGAACTCCAGCGTGATGAAGACCAGTTGGATAGCGTATCTAAGTGCGGGGATGACCATGCCTGGGATGCTCTCGCATATCGATTAACCTGGAAGCGCCCAGTAACTTCAATTCAACAAGGCATTCGCTAGTCTCAGAAGTTTGTCGTCAAACAAAGTACAATAGTTGTAGCCAAATAATAATAAGAATAGGCGCTATATATGTCCGTTAGTCAGCGCTCCATGCGCAGTCAGAAAGATTACGAAATCAGGAAAGTAATTCGCACACTTCAAGGTGGAACTGTGGCGATCCGGGCTGCCGGGATTGAGTATCTGCCCAAAGAGCCAGGCGAAACACCGGAAGCTTATCGACGACGCTTAAACAGGTCTTTCTTAACCAACTACTTCCAGCGCACTGTTGCCAACCTGGCATCGAAACCGTTCAGTATGCCGGTAGGTATCAAAAGTGAACGTTACCCAGAGCTTGCTGCTGAGTATCTGGCCGATGTGGATGGCCGAGGCACCAGTGCTACAACTTTGGCCCATGCCTGCACCGCTGATGCCGTAGCTATGGGGTCGACGTTTCTGGCCGGCGATTGTGCCGTCAACGGTGGTAGGCCTTACCTCTACCTTCTACCTGGCGAAAATATCCTTGCTGCGCGTAAGAACGAGGATGACAAGCTCATTCACATTCGCATCCTGGAAACAGCAGTCGTCCAGGACGGCCAATGGGGTGAAACGGAAGTGAAGCGCGTAAGGGTGTTCGACCGCGAGGGTGACGTTGTTACGTGGTCGCTTTACGACGGTGAGACTGATGCCCCAATCGTTCTGGATCAGCCGTTTGCTCTCAAAGAGATCCCAGTAACGCCCATCCATGCTGCCGAGGCCATTGCGTCTGATCAACTGCAGGCTCCGCCGCCTCTGTTGGATCTGGCGTACATGAACGTTCAGCATTATCAAGAAAGCTCAGATCAGTCGAACATCCTCCGCATCGCTCGCGTGCCGGTGCTCTTCGCTTCTGGGGTTGCTGATGATGCTGCGATCACAATCGGCTCGGAATACGCCATCAAAGGAGACGTGGGAGCTGATCTAAAGTATGTCGAGCACTCGGGTGCAGCGATTGGCGCAGGTCGTGACTCACTCAAAGACCTGGAAACCAAAATGGAGTCTTATGGGCTGGGTCTGCTCGAAAACAGCGGTGTTGCGCAAACTGCCACAGGCCACGCGCTGAGGGCCGGAGAAACAAATAATAGGATCGCGATGCTTGCACTCAGCGTCGCTAACGCCCTGGAAGTCGGTCTGGGCTGGGTCGCCTATTTCAACAAGATTGCTGAGCCAGATTTTCAGGTTCATGTCGACACTGAGTACGGAATCAGCACTACCTCGGAAGACCTGACGGCACTGGCGAACGCTCGCACCATGGGTGATTTGTCGAGGGAAGACTACCTGCAGGAGATGAAGCGCCGTGGCATTCTGCGTAACGAGTTCAGCCTGGCTGACAATGAGGACAGGCTCTCAGTTGAGCTAGCCTGACGATCTGTGGCCTACTGCCAGCTGGTAGGCCACAGGACACGGACAGCTATGATTCCCGACGCATTCACTCATGATGATCAGCCGGTCTACGCAGGCGACTACACCACTGCACAATGGGACGCCCTGAAGGCCCAGAGCCTTGAAAACCCATTTGCATTCAAAATGGGGTGTTGCTCGTCCCGTGCGGTTCTCAAGACCAGCATCAACGGCCTGCAGTTCTTCGCTCACTACTCAGACGAATGCGCTACTGCACCGGAGACCAAATGGCACATCGCCGGTAAAGACATGGTTCTCGGCGCGCTCAACCTCTACGGGGTGAATCCACGTGTGGAAGTGCCAGGTGGTACAGGAAAGGATCGGTGGAAGGCTGACGTGTACTTCGAGGTCGGTGACCGCAAGATTGCCATCGAACTCCAACGTTCGTACCAACACCTTCGAGATTTCGTTCGTCGTCAGGAGCGGTACGAACGTTATGGCGTCGAGTGTTACTGGCTGGTCAGGGATGAGGTGGCCAAGCCTTTAAGTAAGTCGATTATGCGTAAACGCTGGATTGAAGAATTCAACAGGATGATGCCTCCGGACGGTTTCTTTGTGACTCTACCGACGTTCTTCTTCGGCATTCTGAACCCCGAAGCTGATGTTCGTGTGAATGTCCATTCGCCCAGGCTGTCCACGAGTCACTTCGAATTGCTTGCCGCAATCTTCCACAGAGATCTCCGCTGGAACGGTAAGCACTGGTCTATCACTCCGGATGCAGCTATGTAACCTGTATTCCACCTGGCCTTTTCCCTATACTCGCTACACTAAATATCTGAGGTGTTATATGTCCCGTCTTGCTGAATTCCGTCAACTCGAAAAACACCTGGCTGAGCAACTTGCCGCTCTTGAAGCCATGAAAGGCGACGAAGGCCTGAAAAAAGAGGTGGAGTTCGAAACCAAGCTGCGCGCTTTGCTCGCTGAATACAGCTACAGCCTTCGCAACGTGGTCGCTATCCTTGACCCACAGGCCTCGACCCGCCGCGCTCCAGCAGCTGCTGAATCGAAGGTAGGCACTCGCAAGCCGCGTCAGGTCAAAATCTACAAAAACCCGCACTCGGGTGAAGTCGTCGAAACCAAGGGTGGAAATCACAAAGTTCTGAAAGACTGGAAGGCTGAATTCGGCGCCCAAGAAGTGGAATCTTGGTTGGCTCAGTAAGACTGTTTGAGTACAAACAATCAGGGCCCCGCAGGGCCCTTTTTGCTAACTACGGTTTAGGGCAAAGTGCTTCCGCGATGCTTTCCAGGCTGCTTATATAAAAAGATAGTCGACTGATTGCGTTCAGCTTGTGGCTGGAGCATAGAAAGTACCCGACCTTCTCGATATTGTTTGTCTTTCTCTTGAACTCAACTGGCAGGTCGGGATTCGCCAGAGCGGTTTGCATGGTTTTTTGGGCTGCAGTGCTGCGATGTGCCAGGAAGTTACGCACGCTCTTTGTGGTATCGATAAGCGCGTAATTGGGTTTCGGCATCGAGTTGAAAAAACCCTTGTGCTTGACACTCAGCCACAGCCCGGCGCGCTTCTTCATCTCAGATTCATGCGGGAAAGTGACGTTATATTCATTTGGGTCAAGAATGGTTCTGATCTTTTCCAGACTCAGATGGGACTTGATTTCCTTCGACGTGAACGTTATCGCACGCTTGCCAAAATCATCCTCACTGGAAAGCTGCATCGAGCTCGTCATTGCCTGGACAAACACGTCCGGATCTTTGTTGATGTACGCAACAAAAAGATCGCTGATAAAGCCCTCTAGGAGGATGGACGCGCCAAGGAATGTGTATTCGGCCACCAAGTGTTTCTGCGAGGTCGTGACCCCAACCCCAGGAACATTGACCGCGTTGAAAACCTCCTGGATCTCTTGAAGACCTGAGAGGAAATCCTTTTTGATGTTTTGTGGATCTGCTGTACGCATAGCTTCCGTGCATTCCCGAGCTGAGTGATGGCTTTAAGCCAGATCCGCCAATCCTAACCTCAAAATCTGGAAATTGCTCATGTAGCCTGAAACCGCATCAGCTGATTGATGGACGTCGTGTAGCTCTGGCTCATCATCTCCCGCTTCATTGCCCACCCTGCACTCAACGGCATCCTCCCTGAGTGCAGCGTGTTCTTCCCGAACTTTCCATTGATCCTGTCGAGCACTGTCATCAGTTCGTCAGTCTTGGCTGGCTGACTCTCCGTGAACAGGTCACCCGTGAATTCCCCACGCTTGCGCAGATCCATCAGCAGGATCTCAGCCTTGCTATACCGAAATCCATCCCTCCAGATAACCGCCAGACCCTCCATGGCCGCGTTTGTTAGCAAAAGCACGTCGTCAGTTGGATACGGTGGATGGCACGTCACTGAGTTCGCGTATTTCGGGCCGTCGCCGAATGGTGAGGTTCTGATTGCAAGGCGAAACACTGCGGTGAGTGATGACTGCTTGCGGAGCTTCTGGGTTGCCCGGTGCATGTACGTCGCCACGGCCTCCCGCATGGCCTCGATGGTGGTGACGCGCTCACCGAACATCCGGGATGTACAGATGGCCTGGCGGTCGGGTTCGGCCTCTTGGAGCTCTATGCAAGGTTCGCCAGTGAGTTCACGGACAGTGCGTTCCAGGACTACACCGTATCGCTGCCGGATGGTCTTTGCGTTCGTGTTTGCGAGCTGCCAAGCGTTCGTGATGCCCTCGGCCTCAAGCTTCGCAGAAATGCGGCGACCAACTCCCCAGACTTCCTGCGTGGGCATGCGCTTTAGTAGCCATTCGACGGCGTGATCGGCACGCAGATCAACAACCCCACCGGTTCGATCCTTGTATAGCTTGCTCGCGTGCTGGGCAGCCTTGGCCAATGTCTTCGTGTGACCGATGCCAATGCCCACCGGCATTCCCGTCCATTGCCTTACTCGTGCCTGGATCGACCGGGCGAAGTCGCCAACTGGTTCAGGTAGGCCGGTGAGATCAGCAAAGGATTCGTCGATTGAGTACACCTCGACCCTCGGCACCATGCTTTCAATGGTCTGCTGGACTCTGGTCGAGATGTCGCCGTAGAGCTCGTAATTGCTCGAAAACGCGACTATCCCATTCGCCTGCAGGCTGTCGCGGATCTTGAAGTACGGGTCACCCATTTTGATTCCAAATGCCTTGGCTTCTGGCGTCCGGGCAATCACGCAGCCATCGTTGTTCGAGAGGACGACCACCGGCACTGTCCTGAGCTCCGGGCGGAACAGGCGCTCACAGCTGCAGTAGAAGCTGTTGCAGTCGATGAGTGCGTAGGTCGGCCTATCAAGGGACATGATGGGTCAGGCTCCACGTAACGACGCCAAACACTTCGATCTCTTCAAGGCCCTGGATGGGCTGGTATTTTGGATTGTCAGAGCTGAGCATCCACCGGCCATCTTGCTGCCTATCCAACCGCTTCACGACAGGCTGGTTGTCGATGTACGCGACGATGACATTGCCAACCTGGGGTGTTCGAGCGCGGTCAATGATTAGCCTGGTGCAATTCAGAATGCCGGCAGGCGCCATGCTGTCGCCTTCAGTTTCTCCGAGCCAAACATGCGGAGCCCTTAGCTCGACGAGTTCGTCCAGTGAGATCGGGGGTTCGTAGTGATCAGCGGCAGGACTGGGAAAGCCCCCTGATGCTCTTCCGGAGAGAACATTAAGGAGACCTGGGAGCTCTGATTCGGTGATTTGACGTAGGCTGGTAAGGTTCATGACGGGGTGCTTGCGAATACTGGATAGGCATACAGTACCCGCAAGCGATGAAGCTGGCTAGCCTCAGAGGTGCGAACGGCGCGGACTAACCCTGGCTGCGTAGCTAATGTAGGCAATCACACCAAGGGCGTAAATTGCGCTTGAAACTTTGTAGCACAGAAGCAGTGATTGTAAGCTAGCAACAGCAGTCACCACCGGCGCAATCCAGAATGTAGCAAGTGAAAGACCAGTTAGTAAGACCGCCCCCTTAAATGTATGAAATCGCTCGAAAGTAGCCACGACAATAAAGCCTGTGACCATAGAGCTCAAATACCCAATAGCGATAATAATTGCAGCGGTAAAAAACACTTCTTGCATGATGAAATCCTTTTATTATTATTGTTATAGATTAATTATCCCAAGGAGCTACTTGGCAAGCAAACTAATCTTGAAATATAGGAATAGACATTTTGTTGTAAAACCCCTCAATGCCCATCCAGCCGCTCTAAGCCTTTGTGTCGCTCCCAACTCTCAGCGACCGAATGGCTTCGGAATTGGGTTTCTACTTTGATTCAGCCTATCGGCCCGCTTACGATCTAACTCTCTATCAATGGATTCGAAAATTTGCGCATTGATTGATTCTCCCAAGCGAGCCACGCCCTTTTCAAATTCTTCTTTCCACTCGTCTGGTATCTCGAAGTTAATATCATCGCTGTTTATGCGGCACTCAAAATATTTATGTTCGGCCATTTTCAGTTTTCCTTAGTATTTGTTGTTGTCAAACTAATCATCCCGGCGCACCAGGTCTTTGTATCGCTCTCTGCTCTCAATGATCTGGTCGCGAAGCTCCTCAGGGTCGATGCTCATACAACCTCCAAGGGGCACCTGGAGGGTTTTAAGTGAGTTAGCGGCTAGGATGAACTGCTCTTCCTGGCGATCCCAGACGGTCTTAGGTCGACGCGAGAAGAGCTTCATTGTCTTTTCTCCAATCTGGAATCCATGACAAATCAGCGTCCGGGCTCAGCGCCTTGAGATTGTCCCGAACCAAATCTTGCACGGAATACCGCTCAAAGTTGAACTTCAAGACCTCATGAAGTCGGCTTGCAATTTCCTTACGATCTTCGACGTTGAATTGTTCCAAAGCCTTAAAAATACAGGCGGCACTGCCTCCTGCTAACTCAAAAAGATTGGCGTGAACTCTGCTGTAGCTTTCAATGATATCCATGTTTTTTCCTATAGACCTAGCTGAATGGCAGCTTCTTTGTATTCCGCATCATCAACAATACTTAACTCAAGCTTCACCATGGGATCGTTTTTGCCGCTCCAGTCGCAAAGATTGATGTTGCCGTACGAGCCCGTATGAATTTCACGGCAGTCAACTCTGCTGATGAAACCATTGGTGATCAAATAAAGCATCAGGCCGTCTGGGCCGTTTCCTGTTTCATAACCGTTTGCCACTTGCTCAGCAACCACTGACAGATCAAAGTTACTGCGGCAGATGAATGGGCCTGAGTACCCGTAGTCTGAATACTCCTCACTAGACAAAATTACGAGTTGGTTTTTTGAGAGCTTGAAATTGTTGTTCGCCGTTTGCATTAACCTTGTCCTTTTACGATTGCATGTCTTTAGTATGCAAAAGGAGGTGGTGCGACGTATATATGATTATTCAACCAGTAATGAGATTTTCCTGTATATAGAGCTGAAACCCCTGAAAGCACAGATGCGTATCCCAGCAGAATACTCTTAAAATAACTACCGCAGTTGCTTTGCTAACAAACCCTTGGACTGGATTCCTGCCAATTGATAGAATAGATGGCCTATCGCTGGTAGCTGCGAAAGATCCGGGCGAGGAATTAATAGATGCGTACACCGTTAGTAATGAGGTTGGGCGATGATGCACACAAGTGGGGTAAGCCAGAGCCACTGACGAGAGATGATGCATGCTCTGTCAGGGATCTCTGCGAACAGGCGGGAATACCTTGTCGCGCCTTCGGTCATCGCGCAGAACTTAAAATGATAGTCCTGATCGATAGCGAAAATGATTTTCTAATTATCGAAGATGACGGCCCGTTCTACAGCGTTGGAAAAAAGACAATACCGGAGACTGACACTGCTGATGTTGCCCTGAGGATTCTGGAAGTGCTGGCTTATACATTCCGGGAATACTCTGCAAGAGAGTGTTTGAATAGGCAGGGCTATTTCGTCGCTCCGCCAGATTCGTGGCGACCTAGTTAGATGCAACTCGCAGAGTCGTCGATTAAAACAGCTTCGACTGATCAACAGCTGCTCTAAGCGCATGAACATCCTGTAGCGCTCGATGCCCCTTACGCACAGGAAGTCTCCGCAATATCTCAGACGCAGCTTCACGACCCACAAACGCTTCGATGGGTTTGACTTCAAACGTTGGATCGATGCCTGCGGCTTCGTACAGAACGTCCAGCCAAAAGCAGTCGGCTGGGTTGTCTGAGCAGAGGATTTTGCCGTCAAACAGTCGGTTCATGGCCCTGACGACTTCGAGGGGTGGCGTGCCCCCGGCTATCAGTTGCTCACGGGTGATCTGATGCATGTCTTGAGCATCGTAGCTCCAATGATCCCAATAGTGGACTGGCTGGATCAGGGCCTGGTACTCGCCACCTGGGTAGACTACAGCCACTTCAATCGGGTAGCTGTCCGGAGCAATGCCTGATGCTTCAAAGTCGATGAAGTGGCTCGGCAGCTCAGTCATGTCCTGGTGGGTTCCGAGGTCTGGACTGCACCTGCTGCGTGCCGTCTTGGCAAACGAAATACACACGACTTGGCGACCAAACTTGGCGTGTGTAGATCCAGGAGTCGTCTTTCGAGCGGAAAGCAGTGACGTCGCTAGCGTTGACCGTCTCGTCGAGTTCGCCTTCGATGAAGTCATGCACGCAATCATCAATGGTCAGGCCAGGCTCTTGCTTCGCAATGGCACTCGAAAAGTAGTCTCTGATCGACATGTCGGCGCCGTCGTAGATCCAGTCGAAACTCATATCCACCCCCAGATAAGCCCAGCTTCAGTGATCCTTCATCACAGAGTGAGGAACCGTGGGCGAGAGATCAAGGCTTTCTGCTAGCATGCCGAATCAGAGATCGCAGGGAGCAACACATGGCAGTCACAGACCTATTCTCCAAACGTCAGCAAAGACTGCGCGGCGGCGGCCCAGACGTCTATGTGTACGACAGGCTACCGATGCCTCTACGCATTCAGCTGCTATATATGCTCAATGAGCTTTTGGGCGATGAGCAGGAATTTTACAAGACGTTTAGCACCTGCAACCAAATCGTTCATTATGTTGTTAAGACTCTGCGCCTTGAATATGGGAAGCATCGCATTGCATCGGATAATGAAAATGACGACTACCATGAGCTGATTCTATTCCTTAAAAAGGAAGATGACATTGAAAGGGTCATGGATGCTATTGAACTGATCATCAATCAGACCCGTGAATACCCAGGTTACGATGAGCAGTGCCGTGACTTCATCAGCGATCTAAATATTAGGTTTCGAGAGCATGGTGTCGGGTATGAGCTTATCAATGGTGAGATAATCCGCATCGACTCAAGATTTCATCATGCTGTTGTAGTTAAGCCTGCAATCCAGTTCTTGAACCAAACGGGATTCGAGGGTGCTCAGCAAGAGTTCATCCTTGCTTATGAGCATTACAGACATGGGCGGCATAAAGAGGCGCTAAACGAGGCGCTCAAAACCTTTGAAAGTACCATGAGGGCAATTTGTACCGCCCGTGGCTGGGATTGCGCATCAACCAGCGGTTCCAGAAAGCTAATAGTCATATTGCAAAGCCGAGAATTATTTCCTGCTTATTATGAAAGTCATTTGTCGGCTCTCGTGAATTTGATGGAGGGTGTGGCAACCTTGCGCAACAAGGAAAGCGCCCATGGTCAAGGCGCAGAAATAAGGCCTGTAAAAGATGATGTTGTTGCGTATGCGTTGCACATGACTGCGTCAGCTGTAGTTATGCTCGCAGGCCTTCATGCGGATAAAGCCTGACAAATTAACTGAGCTTCCTCTAAGTGCCATCCGCCTTGCCAAATGGATGGCATACATACTCAAATAACTTGAATCAGAAAACTATTGCTACACCTCTTTCTCATTCGATACAATGAATACATAATAAGAAGAAGGCATAAGCCTCGGGTTCAACATGCAGACAATCACTGTCCGAAAACTCACGCCTGAAACTGAAGAGATCTGCGCAATTCGCCTTGTCGGCGGTTTCGACTCGGAGAAAAAACACTATCCTGCTCTCGACCTGCTGAGGTTTGAGAACAAGCGGAAGCTTGAGTCGATTGCGAAACATGCTGCCGCTGGCTGCTACATTTCGTTTAGAGGCATCAAGAATCTCGTTATTGGCGAGTTACTTCAAGCAGATGATCTCGTGTTTGACGGTGTCAGGTATGTGTTTAACGTGCAGAGTTTTTCTGAGCCAAGCAGTCTGGATTACCTAGTCTGGGAAGTCTTGGCGCAGATCATCGAAGAATAATAATAAGAGGAGAACGATGATGACCAAATTTGTAGAACAGTTCGACATGTTCATGAGAGCGCACGAAGCATTTAAGGCCGGGCGGAATGCCGAAGGCCTTAGCGCTACGCTCTTCCTTCTTGCAAATGGGATCGTTAAGCCGAATGCCAGGGAGTTGTACGAGTTGTGGGAGTCGTCAGTTTACGGTGGCTGTGGCTCAGAAGAGCTTTTCCTAACGATGCTCGACTTGGGGATGATTCCGCAGATACTGAGAGAAGCTAAGAATGGCAGCTTCGATGTGCTCAAAGAGTTCGTTGATGCGGTTGGTCGTCTCGATCAAGACACTCAATACACAGCCCTGAAAGCTGTTTAAGACAGTCAAGGATTATTTCGCACTAAATCCCCCAAGTCATTTTTTATGATATTATGACTGCACAACATATAAAAATAACAAACGATCCTCGGGGGATTAAGAATGTTGAAGCAGCACAATAGTTTCGTTGTTTTCAAGGCGTATGGCGAAGAAGATGGCGGAACACAAGAGCCGGGGGCTCAACCAGTACCAATCACTTCCACTCCAGAATTCCAAGAAGCTCTCAAAGCCGAACTAACCAAAGCACTCGCTGCCGAAACTGGTGGTTTGAAGTCAAAGAACTCTGAGATTCTCGCTGAGAAGAAGAAAGTTCAGGATCAGCTCAATGCAATTCTCGCGCAAGCTGAGGATGAGCAAGATCAAGCAGCACTGAAGTCAGGCAAGATGGACTTCCAGGCCCTGTTAGACAAGCGTGTTAATGCTGCCAATGCAACTTGGCAAGAGCGTCTCCAGGCTGAGCAGGCTGAGAAAGAAGAGCTTCGCAAAGTAGCTGATGCCGAGAGGGGTAAGCTGAAGCAATTTCAGATTAAACAGTTGATCGGTAACGAGGCTCTGAAGAATGAGTTCTTCCAGCCAAGTGCTATCGACGACCTGATTAACCTCGCTGGAGGCTCGTGGGAGCTTACTGACAATGGTGAACTGGTTAGCCGTGATCAACACGGTAATGTTGCGATGGGCAAGTCTGGCCGTGCGCTGACGCCGAAAGAGTGGATCGAAAGCCTCACTCACACGAGGCAGCACTACTTCAAACCAATGCTTGGTTCAGGTGGCAAGCAAGGCACTGGTGGAAACGCTCAATCGATGACCCGTGAGGAATGGCAACAGAAGTTGATGCTTGGCTCCCCCCAAGAACAAACGGATCTATTTACAAAAAGAGCTAAGGGCGAAATCGTAATTAGCTGATTAAAGAGTTGCACCCTGGGGCTCTCCCTGAGCTCCAGTTCCCAAGCTGGTCGGGCCAGCGACTGTTTTGCTCTGTGAGCAACAGATACCTCAAAAACACCAATACAACAATAATAATAAATAGGTATGCAAATGACGCAAAGTAATGCACTCGTTGTTCTTCCGGCGTACGGGAACAATTTCGAAGCACTGATTAACGAAACGATTCTGCCAGTGGCAATGTCACGCCTCCGTGGCCAATTGACAATGCCAAAGCTGATCACGGTCAACAAGGCTGACGAGTCGAAGAAAGTCGGTGAGATGATCCGTGTAAATAAGCCAGTTGAATTCGACAAGGCTGACGAGCATGGCACTGATGGCTCGGTAGCCACTGACCTCAACGTCGACAAGGTAGAGCTGCGCCTTGATCGCCATGTCTACAAAGAATTCAAGATGTCAGATCGCGAGTTTACTGGAATGCAGCCAGGTGTAATTCCTGATGCCCTAGCAGCCGCAGTTGACGTCCTGGCTCGCACGGTCAATGAGGCAATTTTTGATATGTTCAAAGAAGTCCCGTACTTCTCTGGCAACCTGACCTCAGAAAATGCCCGCGACAAGAAAGACCTGATCGCTGCGCGTAAGTCGCTGAACAACCGCAAGGTGCTTGGCGACAAAAATCTGGTGCTCACCTCGGATACCGAAGCTGATTTGCTTGGTGTGTTCACCTCGTACAGCGAACAGCCTGCTGAAAAAGAAGGCATCATCGGTCGCAGATTCGGGTTCGACATCTACAGCGACGTGCAAGCCCCAACGCACTTTGCTGGTACTGCTTCTGAGAGCAAGGCGATCAAGCTGGCTGTCGCTGGCAGCGTCGGCTCGTCCATTTTGGTGCTCAGCGGCGCCGGTGCTAACGCTACATTCAAGAAAGGCGACATCATCACTGTTGCAGGCTCTGAGCAGGTATTCGCCGTTGCCAACGATATTGCTGCTGATGCTGACGGCGCTGTTGCGGTCACCGTTACCGCCCCAATCACCGAAGCCATTGCCGTCAACACATCCCTGGCAGTGATCGGCGATCACCAGATCGACTTGGCGTTCAGCAAGTCCGCGTTCCTGATCGCGTTCCGTCAGCTTGAAACCCCAGCTAACGCTCCTGGCGTAACCATCGCTTCGATGACCGATCCGGAGACTGGTATCACCCTGCGTTTGCTGTCCTGGTACAACGCAAGCACTGAAAGCACTCACTACAAGATCGAGATCTTCTTCGGCTGCAAAGCTGTTGCTCCTGAGCGCGCCACCCGTCTCGGCGGGCATTGATACACCGGGCTCTCCGGAGCCCATTGGCAACACCAAAAGCCCTCGTTTGCTGCGCACCAGCTGCGGGGGCTTTCCACTTTCAGGAGCTCAGAATGAGTGAAGTTACAGCAACAATCGAACGAAATGGCACAGTCCTGCCCATCGTCACCCCTGGCATTTCTAGAGGGCAATCAGGCCTTACCCAAGGCGCTAAATTCACTACCCAAGTGATCCAAGGCCAAGCCATCTACGTCTTCTGCAAATCCCTAATTCATGTCGCCGAAGGCACCTCCGTCACTGAATCCGATGCACCCATCGATGCCCGTGGCGGCGTGTATTTGAATGCAAACCGTGGCAAGCAGATAAGCGTCAGGTTGCTTGCGGGTGAGGATGCGGCGACCGTCTGGATTCACGAGGTTCGCTGATGAATATTCTGGGTCGGAATCTGCTATCCCTCACGGTTTATCACCTACGCCGGGGCGTGCGCCTGGTGATCGGCTCGCCGGTTATCGATGACATCGTCGTGAATCCGGATGGCACCGTCGCGGTCGGTGGTAGTGGTGGCACGCCTGGGCAAACCATCGTAATCACGTTTCCTGATGGCACAGTGGGCACTGGTGTCGTAGGTAATGGCGGTGGCTGGACGGTGACCTCGCCTGGTGCTGTCACGCCCGTGCCGGGTGCGCCTGATCTCATCGTCGATCAAGTTCCTACGCCCGACAAACCTTCGGTTCCTGAGCCTGGTGAAATCAAGCCTGGTGACGGCGGTGGGACTGTGGTTGGAGGTGGTGGTGCTAATCCTGGTGATGGCGTTGAAGTCACGCTGCCAGGTGGTGAGACAGGTTCTGGTGAGGCTGGGCCTGGCGGTGAGTGGGAGGTTGAGTTTCCGGACGTGCCGCATGATCCAGATCTCGATCCAGGCGACGTCGGTGTCATCACGAATCCCAAGCCGGGTGAGCCGGTCGTGAATGACATAACGCCAAATCCGGACGGCTCAGTGACTGTCGGTGGCGGCGGCGCGAATCCTGGTGATCAGATCACGGTCACGTTTCCTGATGGTTCGACTGGCACCGGCACTGCAGATGACAACGGCGACTGGTCTGTAGTGTCACCAGGTGCGCAAGATCCTGCAACCAAGCCAGGTGATGTGACTGTGGACGCCAAGCCAGATCCCATGGCTGGATCGGTATCTGCGCCGGACGCAATCTATGCCGACATCGCTGGCCTGGAGTTCGTTGAGGTCGCAGACGATGGTAGCTATATCGCCTGGGAGCAGTTCATTGAGCAGCTAAAACGGATTACCGGCATCAACACGACAGCGAGCCGCTCGATCACTTTTGGTGGTGCCAACGGGCTTCCAAAGCGCATCTTGAAATTCGGCAGCACATTCATCGCTGCATTCGACGCGCAGTACGTGATCTTTAGCAGTGAGAATGAGCTTACTCAGGGCACTGCCAGGATTGTCGAGAAGAATTACATCACTGACAGAGCCTGCGACGTCTTCAAGACTGAGCATGCAGCGTACTACCTGCGCAGCGACAACGGGATCGACAGGCTCACTCGACTTGACGGGGCTGACACCTCGATTGCTCTCGACATCGCTGGTTCCTTCGGCGACCTGAAGTTGCCAGCCATGGCGAGCCTGGGCAGCGAAGATTGGTTCGTGAACGCTGACTTCAGTATCTCGTACCTGATCAACCCGACCACCTTGGCGGTTAGGCCTGGCCCAGTGTTCAGCGACGTAAGCCTGCAGATCGAAGGCGCTGGCGGTGAACTGGCATCGTCGAATGGGCGTGTGTTCGCGAGTGCCAAGAGAACGAGCAATCAAAGCTCTGCAGTCTTCGAGCTCAGCGAAAACGGCCACAACGTGATCAGTGAAAACGGCGGCAAGGTCATCGCTGGTGACACCCTCTTGCACATCATGAGTGGTTCAGACCTGAGAGTGATCGACCTGGCTACCAACATCGTGCAGACCGCGACTCTCGATAGCGCTCTAGCAACCGGATACTCACGCGGGGACTTCGCGGTCTTCGTCAATGGCGATGTATCTCTGACAGTAACCTATGACGCCGGAAAGACATTCTCAAAAGTATTCCCAGTCGACGGCGACTCAAGCCTAAAATGGATTGATGTAGAAAACTCATCCCTGTTGGTTACGAGAAACTTTAGAGACTTCGACATGCTTGAATATCAACTCATCGAAGAGTGATACAATATCCAAATAATAAGATTTGCATTCAAAGCAAACAGGATTTCGAATGACAACTAATAAAAAGCGTCCTAGTGACCTTGCAACTGTTTGGGATAAGAATCTCGATGCAGTGTTTCATGTTCATAGGCCTGGCAACTCACAGAAAGCCACTGTCCGCCAAGTTGTTGATGCAGTGGTTGCAGCAATTCCCACACCTGAACCAGGTGAAGAAACTCCTGTATCTGGCATCGAGACAGGTACAATTGTGATGCTGCCGGAGGGTGCATACACTGATTACTTTGAGTGCGATGGAAGTATCAAAGAGAGATCCCTGGCTTCAGAACTGGCTGAAATAATCAATGGTGGTACTCCGAAATATCAGAGCATCCTTTCGAGCAGTGTTGCCCGTAAATCGCTGACAACTGGTGAAGTCTTGGATGCAGTCTACTTCAAGGGGCTTCTGTTTACTCTTAATAGCGTTACTCCATTCATTACAGCTTATGATTCGAGTTTCAATCTGGTTTACTCCAATGCATCAGCTTTAGGGCATAAGCGCCTGGTGGTTACGGATAACGCTCTGTACTTCCTTAATAGCAGCTATAATATTTATTGCGTTCAAGTAAACGGGTCAACGGTCACGGCTACATATGCTGGTGATTCATCACAATCTACAAACGGTGGATTCAGCGCTGTCAGTGTTTCCGCTGATGAAGACCTGTTTTGCTGGATCTCCCTGCGTCGCCTATACAACCCCAAAACAAACACGAAGCGAAACCTTTCTGGCGTGTTCTCGATTGGCGGGCTCGACCAAGGAAGCACCATAGTGAAGACAGAAAGTGGTCGCATTTTCTTCGTCGGTACGTATGGAGCTTCAGCGCCTGGCCTGTATGAGATGTTCCTGGATACTGCGGTTCCGACCGTCACATCTGCCAGGCTTGTTCAGTCTATTTACCCTGGGCCTGACACGATCAAATGTGCCGGTGATTTCGTGTATTTCGGCGTTGCCGGCATACAGTACAAGCTGAACGCAAGGACGGATCGAGTCACCTCGGTCACATCGCCATATTTCGTCAACGCTACCGCTGTTACACACAGCATCGCTTGCCATAACAACTTCCTTTTTGTGAATGGTCTTCGTGCTACGGCCAACAATTTCGGATACGTGTCGTTCGACTATGGGAATACGTTCACGAAGCTAGCGGCCTTCAACACAAAGCTTGCTGGAATGCTGATTGATCCAGTCGCTCACAAAGCCGTGTACTTCGGCGACTCCGGGACGGTGGGATCTGCTGACGGCAGCTCAGGAAACGTGGAGATTCATCAGCTGACTCTGCTCGATAACAACTATTTCAAATTGCCTCTCGTGACCGGGGCATGTGAGGGGTATCGGTTCTATGTCAAAAAATAAACTGCATTTCGACGATGCCGGGTATGTGTACGGGTATGGCGACCTACCGGGCACACAGTTCGTTGAGGTCGAGAATTTTGAAGAAGCACTACAGGCCTTCTCAAGCCGGAAGTCCCTGAGAATCGTCGACGGCGAGCTCGTGATTGAGGTCTCTCGCGAAGGAAAACAGAAGGAAGTCCTGAGGGCTCGTGATGAGCTGCTTGCTGAGTCTGATCTGCTTCGTGTGAGACTGCTCGATAGTGAGGACATCACCGGCACTATCGACACTGAGGGGAGGCAGCGACTGGCCGTTTACAGGCAGGCTTTGCGCGACGTAACGCTACAAGACCCATTTGCCGTGGCTTGGCCAACTTTGGAGACAAACGATGAGTAAAAATAGTGTATGGCTGGAGCTTGATGGGGATCGAGTGCTGGTGGATGCTGGTAGTGCTGCTGAGGGATATTGGCGAGGGCTGTGGTATTGCGAGCCTGGATCTATTGCGCCTGATCAACCTGAGGCTCCTGTTGAGAAGCCTGCCAGGAAAGTGCGGGTCAAAAAGGTTGTCGAGGGCTCAGATTCCTAAGTCTTCTTCAAGTTTCATACCGCGCATGAGGCGCTCGTCTGCGAATATCTCCAGGGCTTTTTTCTTAACTGCATCAGCGAACTCAGTAATTGGTTGTCCGTTATCAATCGCCTCACGCTGATATTCAGTAGCGCGTTCAATCACTCGAACGTAGTTGTACTCACCGTGCTTCTTTAACGCGACGTGGAATGGGTTCGCAGGGTCGAAGTTTTCAAGTGCTTGTGCAACTGCGGACTTTACGCTCATAAACACTTATCCGTTTAAAGTGATACAATAAATAATAGACTCACATAATAAATAGAAGAAAGTCTAATGTCAATTTCCCAATATGTCACGGTTGAGGCTACCAAGCTTTCGCCGCCAGTCGCAGTAATTACAGCTTCAATAAGCGGAATGTCAGTCGACGACTGGATTAAAGCCCTGACGGTTTTATATCTTGTTTGCCAAATTACATTCTCTGTACTGAAGAATAGGCGCGAAGCTAAAGAGAGCGAGGCAAAGAAGGTAGTCGGCGATGCCGAATAAGCGTATTGCTGGATATACCCTTGCGGCGACTATTAGTATTGCCACTGCTGTTGTTGCCAGCTTTGAAGGACTTCGAACTACAGCCTATCTAGATCCAATCGGAATTCCCACTATCTGTTACGGACACACAGCTACGGCAAAGATAGGCGACAGCAAAACACCAGCCGAATGTAAAGAACAGCTTAGTAAAGATCTGCTAATCGCAATCCAGGATGTTGAGAACCGGGTGAAAGTTGACATGACTGTTGAACGTCGTGCCGCGCTTGTTTCTTTTGTATACAACGTGGGTGGTACGAAGTTTGGGAGCTCAACTCTGCTGAAGAAGCTGAATGGTGGCGACGTCCGTGGTGCCTGCGCTGAGCTGTCGAAGTGGGTGTACGCCGGGGGTGTGAAGCTCAAAGGGCTTGTTACTAGGCGCGCTGAAGAACGTGCGCTGTGTGAGATCGGGCTATGAACAAGTACCTGCTGATCGCTCTGTTCGCCATGGCGGCGCTTGTAAGTTGCCTCGTTCTGAAGCATGAGCGTGATGGGCTTATTGGCAGCCTAGAGGCGTCGAACGCTCGCGTGGCGCAGCTGGAATCCGATGCTACGTCTGCCGCCCTGGCACTTCAAGCTCGTGATGCCTTGGACAAAAAACAATACGAAGAGATGACCAATGCAAAAAACGAAAATGAAGGCCTTCGCGCTCAGCTCTCTGCTGGCACTAAGCGGCTGCTCGTCCGCGCCAATTGTCCAAAGCAGCTGCCAACCGTTGCCGGAACCACCAGCGTGGATGATGGAGCAGAACCAGCGCTTACAGCCGTTGCTGGACAGGATTATCTACGTCTCAGAGAGCAAATAATCGTTACTGAGGCGCAGCTCGCGGGGCTTAGGGAATACATCCGTCAGGTCGTCCAGGTGGTGAAATGATGGCAAGCCTGGCAGACAAGACAATCAAGCATCAGATCGCTCTCAGGGGGCAGTTCACTCGCGTTGCGAAACAAGCTGCGCTGCATCTCCAGGCACTCAAAGTGGCCATCAAGGCCGAGCTCGACGAAGCCATGACAGCCCGCAACTGGAGCGCTGTAGCACGTCTCAGGAAGACTTTCGTCACTATCGACAAGCTCATTGCTGACGAGTACGCGCTGATGTCTGAGACGCTCAAGGCGGAGCTTGGCGACCTGTTCGTGTACGAGTCCGAATTCACAACCAAGCTTCTTGGCTTCGACTTCAGCAACAGTCTGGTCACCGAAAAGCTGGTTGAGAGCATCGTAAGCAGCGACCCGTTTGACGGCAAAATTCTCGGGGAGTGGCTCGACGAGCAGAAGCTTGCGACACAGATCAAAGTGAAGCAGACGATCCGGCTTGGGGTGCTCAACGGGTTGTCTACGTCGAAGATCGTGGATGCGTTGTATGCAGAGCCCGGCAATCCTTTCCTGGGTGCGAAGAGGAACGCCGAGGTGATGGTTCGTACAGCATCAGCTCATGTCACCTCGCAGGCCTCCCTGAAGACTTTTGAGCGTGTTGGTTTTGGTTCGTATCAGCTGAGTGCTGTGCTCGACTCACGTACCACGCCTGTGTGCCGTGCCCTAGACGGCAAGATCTACAAGACCTCGGATAAGGCCAGGAAAGTGCCGCCATTTCACCCAGGCTGTCGCACAGTGATGATCGCTGTCGGTGAAGATGATCCAGCATTTACTGATGGGTACGAAGACTGGTTGGGCAAGCAGAGTGCCGGCGAGCAAGAGGCGATCCTTGGGCCTGCGAGGTACAGGCTATGGAAGTCAGGCCAGCCACTGGAAAGCTTCGTGGATCTCGATACCCATCACGTGATCCCGCTTGACCAGCTGAGATCAAAAGAAGTTTTTCTGAATCAAGGATGACTTGTTTTGCCTCTCCTCAGCCGCCCCCACTACTGCCTCTTTATTTAAGAGAAAGAAAGGAGAGATCGATAGTAGTGGGGGTAGATCAACACCCGCCGAAGGGCGAGAACAACCATAAACCCTTGGCTAAGAGAAACGCTTTTATGACTTACGCAAGCTACGAAGATTTTAGGAATGAATTCGGAGACGACGATCTGCCTGACGACGCCGAAATCAGGGTAGCCAGAGCAATCGACCGAGCATCGCGCTTGGCTGATACGTACATCCGCTCAAATGGCATTACCGTACCCCTGGTCGACCCGGTAGCTATCGCGGACGTCCGGGGCTCAGTGCTCGATATCGCTCGATACAACTCATGGCCGGACACGGACAGCGAAAATCTCCGCAAGCGCTACGAAGACGCCCTGGCTTTCCTTGAAGGTGTCGCCACGGGCAAGATCCATCTTGTCTCGCAGGGCCAAACCACCACTGGCTCGAAGCTCACTAATATCCGTCTTTTCCGAGCCTGATCATGATCCCGGTCATCGCCAGAGCTCTGGCGGCATCGTCAACTGGCGACAGATCAATCGAGCTCGTAGCTAATACAAAGCAGCTTCAAGCCTTGGCCGCGAAGGTGAAGAAGCTAGGCCCGAACAATCCGCACATCCGCGCAGGCTTGCAGGAAGTCGCGGCACTTTGGGAAAACCGGATCAAAGCTAACTTCCGCCGTTCGGTAAACCCTTATGGCGAAAAATGGGCTGACATCAAAAATCGCAAAGGCCAGCCGCTGCTCGATACAGGCATGCTCCGCAACAGCATCAGTGGTGAGGTTCGTGGACTCAGCATAGTCCTCGGATCACCCCTTGAATACGCAGACACCCACCAAAACGGGATCAAAGTTAAACAGCGAATGTTCCTGCCGAGCAAAGAACGTGGACTGCCGGATAAGTGGAAAAATGAGTACGTGAAAATACTAATAAGAAATGTCGAAAAGGCACTCGCATGAATATCTCCGATCACCTAGAACTAATTAAAATCCAACTGGAAGCTTTGCCGTCAAAACCAACCATCAAATTCTTCTCCGGCGAGCTCGAAGTAGACGACCTGAAGAATCTCAAGCTTGATGGCAAACGCCCGTACATCCTTCTCTCCTGCGGGGGAGGCAACGTCCCGGACAAGAACTCCAGGGTGAAACTAGAGCTCGACGCAATGTTCGGAGCCTGGGTTATCGGCAAGATAGATCCAACCACCCACGGAATGTCATCTATCGCTGCTGACACCGCAGTAGAGATTGCAAAGATTATTGAGGGCTTCCGTGGCGACCCCAAAACAAATACGAAGATCCCCGTGTTACAATTAATCAAAGAAGCATTTAATGGCGTCACTGACGGCAAGTCAGACTTTAGCGCTTGGTCAGTTATCTGGTCGCAACGAATCGTGCTCGTTTGAGCTCAAAACAAATACCAACAATAATAAGAATAGGTAAATATATGTCTTACGGATTTAACTCACCGGACAATACCATCGGCTGGATCGGTAACAGCGGTGCAATGATCGAGCGGCTCGACTCAAACGACCAGCCAGTCAGTGGTGCCATGTATGTTGGCCAAGCGTCTTCAGCATCACTTGCTCTTAGCTCTGACAAGGTTGAGATGATGGATATGACCTACGGTACGCTTGGTGTTGCACAGTCCAAGGTGATCAAGAACACCGCTGAGCTGACCATGAACCTCAAGTCGTTCAATCCAGACGTGCTAGCGCTCGTTATGTACGGCGACGTCTACAAGGACGTTGCGGTGCCAGGTGCCACCGCTTCAATTAAGGCGTTTAAGGAGTCCAATGCTATTGTCCCTGGGATCATCTCCTTACTGACCAGCGTAACCATCAAGGGAGAGGCTGAGCCACTGACTGAAGGTCAAGACTACGTTATCTCTAACGGCTCTCTCTATTTCCCAAAAACCTCGGCAATCCAAGATGGTGATATTGTTGATGTCGTTTACGAAAAAGCCGCTGTGCGCAGGATCGAGGGCTTCACCAACACCGGTGTGAACGTGCGTATTACCTTCGACGGTATCAACCTGGCAAATGATGATGCCCCGGTGAAAGTGGTTTACCACAAAGTCTCGCTGTCTCCTGCAGCCCAGCGTCAGCTGTTGTCTTCGGATTACGCGGATCAGGAAATCAAAGGCACCTTGCTTGTATCCAAAGCAGTTACAGGCGCTGGACGCTCCAAGCTGTTCGTTGAAGAGCATGTAACTGCAGCCTGATCGCATGCGTTTACATAGGGGCCTAGCGGCCCCATTTTTATTGAGATAATTTAAATTCGAGATTGGGTTGTAGCGCAAATTGCCATAGAGGTAACTGATCTCCGGTATAGCCGTCAGGTATCTTCACGGAAAACACTTCAGGATCGACCCTAGCATCCAGCGCGACTATCCTGCTCTCGTACACAGTATGTTCATTATAGGCGCTAGTCACCATTGAACTAAGCTCGCCCAACATCGCGAATCCCTGTTCTTCCTCCCATGGTACATCTGGATAAAATTCATATCTAACTGATAAAACTCTATCCCCATCCATTCGAGCAGCAGGAGTATCTGTTGTCCAGGTTCCAAAGCGAATTAGGTAGAACGCTATATTTTTGTCCGCGCCAACCACAATTTCGTTTCCAGCACAGTAAATTTTGACATCACCAATCGTAATGCTCGCCTGACCATCATCTGTAACAATGGCCTCATTGTCGACACTGGAGACTAATTCAACTGCAAGATTTGGCGTAGTTCCGATCATCCTGTCACCCAGAACTATCATCTCATTTTTTGCGTATGCTTCGATAAAGGTAGTTGTGTACTTATTTCGATGCTCGGTCATAGAGCCTTTCGAAATCAACACCCATTTTCGTATTCTTGAAAAATAGATCGCAAACTTTACAGTCGTACCCTGTAGTGCTGCATATGTTTCTAGACGCTCAACGTAATCCTTTCTAAACTCATACCCAGCTTTAGGATCGCCATGATGGCAATTCTTGACTTCTACCAAGAATCTATTGCCGTCCTGAAGGGTTATTGAATAGTCAGGGGCCTGGATAGGTTTGCCAGATGCAAATATGTTACCGCTGTCCTCCTGCTTAATCATCGCGCATTGCCCGAGGGCTCCCGCGACGTGAGCAAAAAGAGCCTCTACACGTTTGCCATGAAGTATATTTTGGTTCTTTAGAGAAGCCTTCAGCGATAAACCAACCTTTTCTAAGAAGTCGTTAATATCATCTTCGGCTTCAATTTTATAATTGTTATCGCGGCTTACTGCGGAGAAAAGCTCTATGGGATCAAACTTTAACGGATTTCTAGGTAGTCGCTTCAACTGATTACTGCTCCCTTTATGTTGACCCATCGTTGTCCGTCATAGACGATGGACACCATCTCACCGTTTGTTATTGGGTTTGCAACGTCAAAAGACCGGAATGAACGCATCGCAGCCGAGTCGATTCTCTCCTGAGGCTCGACTATAAGCCACCTCACGGCTTGCATGAATTGCCCGTGACCAAAAATCAAGACAGTGCCAGTCACATCGTGCAGACGGCTCAGCACAGATCTAGCCCTCCTGATCAGGTGACTGAACGACTCTGTACCAGGCCAATCCTCGAAGTCCGGGTCAGCCGAACCCCAGTAGGCGTCTACCCAAGGCTTCCGCTCAGCAGCAGTCGTGTTGGCACAACGCGTTGGGGAAAGGTAAGTAAATTCTTCCACCGCCCAGATCTCAACCGGACAATCTGAGAATTTCTGGATGGTCGGCAGCGCAGTATCCTGAGCACGCTCAAACGGCGATATCACGATCAGATCGGGCGCTACATCGAACGAATCCGCTACAGCCCGCGCCTGCGCCCAGCCTTTTTCAGTCAGCGGAATCAGCGCCGGGTCTGATGTTGCATTACCAGCGTTCGCTGCGCTCTCACCATGACGCACGAAATGAACTGTCAGCATACGACCGGCTCCAGATCGCCCTTGGCGGCACTCTCGGCAATCTTGAACAGTTGGTCGGTCAGCCGATGCACATGCTCAGCACCAACCTGCATCAGCATGTTCTCCATGGCTTCCTTCACCTCTGTATCATCACGCCTGTGCTCCAGGATGAACGAGATGCAGTTGAATACGCAGTCCAACACATCAAACCGATAACCATCCTGCGCTTCGGAATCCAGCAAGTAATCTAGTGCAACATCAAGCGGCATGTCATACCCACTAACTTGCAGTATGGCAATGCTTTGACGGCAAACATAATCATCACGCTCAGCAAGCGTTAATTCCGAAATCTTCTGCATCATGGCCTCTTGCCGTTTGAGCTCAAAGCATTCTTGATCGTCGGCCCATCTGTGTCAATTGAAATGATATGATAGATATATAAAAATAATAATAAGAAAGGCCTTCGCATGTCTCTGCTCGATTTAGTCGTGCCCTATAAGAAAATTGTCATCACCCAGGCAGTTAAAGATAAACCGGAGGTGTCTTTTGATGTCTACGGATTGACCACCGAAGACTTCATTCGATTGGTTGGAAGTCACGGCGACGTCATTGGAGCTATCTTCTTACAGAACGCCAAAGAAGACCTCAAGAATACTGATAATTCCAAAGTTATCATGCTCAAATTTCCCGAGTTTGGTGCTGCATGTATTGCCGCTGGGTGTAAAGAACCAGAGGCCGCCAGCCATGTGCAGAATCTCCCGCTAATGACTCAGATAGAGCTGCTGGCTGCAGTTTTCTCACTCACCTTTCCTGACGGTCTAAAAAAAAGCCTGGAAAGACTAGAGCCGATACTCGCACCGCTGCGGAAAAAGTAGAAGATTACGAAGCAGAGCAAAGGCGCATCGCGGATGCCGAAGAAGGTGACGAGCTAGATAGTTTCGTCAATGCCCTGGTTTCAAATTGCGAATTCTTAATATCCAGAGGTCACAACACTTCAACCCTCAACCCATACAAATACTCAATCAGAAAGCTCTTCAAAATTGCTGTGGTTCAAAAAGAAATTGGCCGTGAGCAGCTATTCGGAGAGATGTATGGCAATCACTTGAGCCGAATATCGTGCGTTTCAGGGGATTCAAAACCGTTTAACGATCTGATGAAGAAAATTGCCGGAGAGCAATAAGTATGTCTAGTAATGCAGTAATTAACTTAATCCTCAAGGCTAAGGACGAAGCATCTAGCGTATTAAAAAGCACAGCAGCCAAGGTGACAGCCCTGGTGACTGCGTTTGCCGGTGCTGTCGCGATTAAGGAAACCGTCCAGAGTCTGACCGAGCTTGATTTCGCAGCAAGGCGGCTTGGCGTCTCGATGGAAGACCTGACGGCAGCTCAATACGCTGCATTCAGCGGAGCGAACGTTAATCCCGATCAGTTTCTGGACGCCCTAGATGAAGTTCGTATAAAGGTTGAAGAATTCAGCTCCATAGGTTCTGGTGGTGCCGTCGACTTTTTTGAAGTCCTGAATATATCTGCCGAGAAGTTCAACAAGCTAAATCCATTGCAGCAGTTGGACAAAATATCTGAAACGATCAAAGGGATGTCTGATAACTCAGCTTTCACTTTCCTCGATCAAATCGGATCTGACTCCCTGCGCAACCTGCTTCCAATTCTGCGTAATGGTGGAGCTGAGTTCAAAAGGCTTCGCGCCGAGGCTGAGCGTCTAAACCTGACCCTATCTGATGTCGACACGATTTCAGTCGCCCAACTTGGTAAATCCTTTTCGCAGCTCGAAAAAGTGGGTAGTACGGCTTTCAGCAAAATCGTCGCAGATATCGCTCCTGAGCTGACAGCTCTGACAGAGATGGTGACTGAAGCCATTGTTGGCATATCGAAAGACACGAAGGCTCCAGTTAAAGATATAGGGCAGACATTCCTTGATGTTTTTTCTGGTGTTGTCGCAAGCCTGAATTTTACTGTCCAGGTTAAAAATGCGTTCGTTGTCGCCTACAGCGCTATGAAAGAAGTTGTCTTGTCTTTCGCTACGTTCAACCTCAAGCAATTCCAGTTCCTCGACTCGATCTATACAAAAAGTGCCAACGGTCTCGTCAATATCTTTAGGGCGGCATTCGCAAAGAATCTGGAGTTCCTCAACTCCACATTCATTGAGCCGATGAAGCAGTTCGCCAACACGTTCAACCTCGATGCAGCTGCCGGTCAGATCTCGAAATTCCAGGGTGTTCTTTCCGGGCTCCAGGAATCGTCAAGCAAACCCATCCAAGTTGCGACAGAAAACAAAAGCATTGGCGAGACTATCAAGCAGCTTCAGGTTCTTAAAGACGAAGCGCATAAGTCTGGGCTAGAGAATTTCAAGATTTGGAATGATGGTGACTACCAGAAGCAAACCGAAGAAACGATGGCGAAAATCAAGACGAAGGTTCTTGAGAATGAAGACAAAACAAATGCTGAGTTAGCGAGACGAAAGGACAAGTCCGACCAGGATAAAATCGTAAAACTTCAAACCAAAAACGCCGCCGCATCAGCTCAAATCGCCGCAACACAAGCTCAGCTTCAAGCCGATCTCGCCAAGAAAGAGATCGACATCACCATCGCGAAGATCGACACGAAAAAACAGGTGGAACTGTCCGGCCTGCAGGAGCGTGTGCGTCTCGAAAACCTCTCGGCAGTCCAGATCGCTGATGAAAAATTTCGAATCGAAATGGAGGCTGCGAAGAAGCTCAGCGAGCAAAAAAAGAGATCCCTGGAAGTCGATATTATGGCCCTGCAGGGCAGCCTCGCGGGTCAACAAAAGCTTCTTGGCGCGACACAGAACCTGAACGACCGCCCAGGCATTCTCGCAACAATCAATCAACTCGAAGCCGACATCACATCGAAGCGCGCAGACCAGGCAACCATCGGCGCAGAGCTCGTCAACCAATCCGCTTTGCTCAAAGCCGACCGTGCCGCAGAGGTTGGCCTGATCAGACAACAATTGGCTCAGATCAAGGCTGACGCGCAGATCGAGCTACTGGCCATCGGCGGCGACCAGTTCAGCGCTGACATCAAAAAGATCGAGGCTGACTTCAAGGACAGCATTAAAAACATGGAAAGCCTCGGGGAAGACTCGACGGCGATCCAGAAGCTCATCAGCGCGAAAAAAGCTCAAGCAGAGATGCAGGAGATCGAGCGCCAGTACGCCAGTTTGAAGTCAAAGCTGGAGAAGCATCAGATCTCGCCACTCGACTACCTCGATCAAGCCAACAAGTTGGAAGAGCGCGGTACGAAGGCTGCTGAAGTCACTGGCAACCCCGCAGACCTGGACAAGGTGAAGAAGTCCGCCCAGGACGCTCGCGCCGAAGTTTTCGACCTGCAGACGCTGACTGACAACGTGTCGAGCAGCCTGCAAGGTGGTCTGGAGGGTCTCTTCACGGACTTCATCTCAGGTACGAAATCGGCGAAAGAGGCGTTCGCTGACTTTGCGCAGGGCGTGCTGAGTGAAGTCGCGAAGATCATTGCAAAGCTTCTCATCCAGCTTGCTATTCAGTCGATGCTTTCAGCCTATACGGGTGGTGCCAGTGGCGGTGCTGGTAGCCTAATGGGCATGGTCGGAGCTGGTGTAAAGCATGGAGGCGGCATGATTGGAGATTCTGGCCGCTCGCGGAATGTTCCATGGGGCGTCTTCGCGGATGCCCCGGAGTTCCACACTGGCGGAATCATCGGGCTCAAGCCTAACGACATCCCAATTATTGCCGAGCGTGGAGAAGAAATGTTAACCGCTACCGATCCACGTCATCGCAATAATATAGGCAAGGGAAACAAAGGTCAGTCTGATCAAGCACCACGAGTTACTGTTAATAACATGATCGACTCAATGTCTATCGCTAATGTTATGGAAGGTAGTCACGGCTCAGCGGCAATTATGAATGTGATTCGTGCGAACAGAAGTGAGATTAAAAACATGTGATAATATATAGCTACTGACTAATAAGAATAAAAACAATGACAGTAGCTATAAATACATATGCCAGTGGTGCTGCCTGGCTCTCATCTTTATGTGCTGATATTTTGCCGTCAAATGGTTGGTCGGTAGTCCGTGATACTTCTACAGAGAAAGTGTTGGGGTTGCCGGGTGATCAGGGGTTTGTGGCGTTTGTGATTGGCGCTGGTGTTGTTGAGATTCAGGCATTCCCTATTTTCGATCTTGATCAACCTGTCGCTTCGCAGGCTGGTGGATTTAGCTATGCGTACTCTCCGTTCCTACCGCGCTTTGTGCTGCCTGGTGGGTCGGTAAAGGCGTGGACGCTGGTGAATTCTCGCCGGTTGTGCGCAGTCATCAAGACTGGATCGGTTTTTTACTCCTTCTATGCAGGGCTGATCCTGCCTTTCGGCTCTAACAAGGTGTATCCATTTCCGTGTTTCATCGGTGGATCTGGTGAGCTCGGTGGGTCTAAGCAGTCTGCATATCCTTTCATGTCGGGTGGAAATCAGTATTGCCCTAAGGTCTGCTTGCCGACCGGCGCGTGGCAGATCGTGGGTGGTAATTCTGGCGGCAACAGTTCTTTTACGAACGAATATCCTTACTCGTATTCCTACGGCTACGTGCATCCTTTTGATGGGAAATTTCACAAGCTGCGCTCGAAGATCGACGGCAGTGCTGTCGTGTATCCGTCTCTGGTTGTTAGCTCAGGTCGTTCTTCTGATACCGACATGCTGAATGCCGATGATGGACAGTGGCTCGGTTACCTAGATGGTGTGTATGCGATACCACAGGGCCGCGTTGCTGAGTCTGTCATTGCCGTTGACGGTGTTGATTACCTTGTCGTTCCGAATGTGGCCAAGGCTTCAGAAACGTATGGGCTGAGGTTGGCATGAAGCACTACTCATCTCGCTACACATCAGCCGATGATCTGGTTGCTGTCATCAAACAACGTCTTGAAATCGAGGGCTGGACTGTGAACCGGTACGGCGGGTTTGATGATCCGCGAATCGGCATCCAGTTGATGATCTCTCGCGGGGATGCGTTCTTTTGCCTTCGCAGCTTCGGAGAGTCGAGCCCGTACGTTGATTACTACTCCGCAAGCTCCATTGGACAGCATGGGGTGATCGTCTCTGCTGCAAGCGGCTACAGCAACAGTGCGGGCTTCATCAACCAGCCAGGCTTCCAGTCTTCGCCTAAGTGCTGCGTTGAGTCTGGGGAAGCCGCTGGGGTGTGCCATTTCTTTATCTCGGACGACCTGGTGATGTTCGTGACTGAGCGTGCCGGAGGTCTGTATTCGTGCCTGTCGTTCGGCATGTTGCCGGTGTTATCCCCTGGCTCGGGCGGTCAGTTTGTGACGTCCACAGAGAGCTACCTTAGCAGCCAAAAACAACCAATCTTCGCAAACGCATACGCGACGTTCGGCGTTCGTCTTGCTCACTCGGAATGGGCAGGCTGGGACGTTGGGGGGCGGACGTGGGGGCCGCTGAGGCCGATTAGCCAGGGTGCTCTGATTGGCGTTCCGCATTTTCATCAGAACGGGACTGAGTACGGGAATGTCGGTGCTGTCGCTCGCGCTAAAGGCCTTGCGGGTGGTCTTGATGGCCTTGTCCCCATCACGCTGTTTACCGAGTTCGGTGGTGGATTTGCTCCATATGCCGAGCTACCTGAAATTTTCCTGGTGCCACTGGATTCGTTTGAGCCGGGTGCAGTGTACGAGCTCGGCCCGCATAAATTCATGGTCTTCCCGCAATACGTTAAATCGTTCCCTGTAGACAGGGATTACCCGCACTTCAACCTGGGCATTGCAGTGCTGTTGGAGCCCGACGTATGAACCAGATTGCAAAAAGCTTCGGCACGTTCTTCTTCAACAACGGTTTCCTGACCCCCGAGAGAATCGATGCGGGAGTGGTTGTGCCTGGTGCAGAATTTTCGTTCGAGCTCTGGCATTCTTTCGTCGATCAGAAGGTATTAGCTGGTGTTACTCAAACCGGGGCATTCGGGGTTGAGCTCAATGGTGCTACCTCGGGGGCTTTGTACGCATTTACCTCCTGTGCCTACGGCGTTTCTCTGAGCCAAGCAAATGGGCTTATCGACTACACGGCAGCTTTCGACTTCAGAACCGGGTCTGCATACAGCTTCAACCTGACCGGTTCAATGGCACTCGTAATGCCCGAACGCATCGACTGGTCGACTCAGCCAGAGATGAGCATTCAGTACCTGACCGAGGTCATCGAGTCCTTTGATGGCACTGAGCAACGCATTGCTCTGCGTGACACACCACGATGCTCGCTTAGCTACCTGTACAGCATGACTGATGAGCAGCAGTACCGGTTTGATAACAAGATAGCTACGTCGACAGGTAGCATGATTGTGCCGCTGTGGCCGCTGCAGTGTCAGCTGTCACGTGCAGTGCAGCCTGGGGACACATCCGTTGTTTTGGAGGCGATCAACGCGCACGTGAGAACTTCCGACACGCTCCTGATTTCCGAGGGTGATGAGTGTGAAGTGGTAAGCATCGAGTCCGTGGCCGGGGCAGTGGTGACCTTAAAACACCTGGCTAAGAAAACCTTCTCCACCAACGCGGTAGTTCTCCCAGCCCGAATCGCGTACCCAGCCGATGAGTCGAACTCCACATCGCTCCTGCGCGGCTTCGATCAGCATTCGATCACCTACGATTTGGACGAAACGCAGATCCGCAAGCCAATCCCGGTAGACGACTTCGAGTACCTCCATGGAAGGCCAATCCTCCCGTTTCGCCCAGACCGCTCGAAGGATGTTACGACGCAATACAATCGCCTGCGCGAAACGCTCGACCCTTTGATCGGAGCACGCAGCATCTACGACCGAGCCAGGGGGACGGTGAAAGTCCTTGGGCAAACCTTCACATTTTTCAGTGAAGCCGAACGCCAAAGATTCGAGGACTTCGCAGAACTCATGACCGGCGCACAGGGTGAGTTTTACATTGAGGGCCCCGGTCAAGCTTTCGAGCTCAGCGAAGACATTGTCGTAACAACATACAAAATCAGAATAAAAAATAGTGGATACACTAACTTCGCTAACAGCAACTCGCTCGCCCCAATAGCGGCAATAAAGCTGTATGATGGAACTACTATTTACAGAACAATCCTGAGCGTCACTGGCAACCCAGACGGCACAGAAACAATCACCACAAAAGAAATAACAGTCAGCCTCAAGACAACTGACATTGAAGCAATCGTACCGCTTTATCTTGCAAGATTTGACTCAGATGAATTTCGCTACATCTTCGACACCAGCGAAGTGTCGACTATAACTAAAAATATAAGACAACTACTCTATGCTGACTCTGCAATCGATACATAAAGCGCTATCTTTGTCCCGTCCAATTGAGCTATTTCTTTTTGAGCACGGAACGGAGAAGTATGCTTACACCAGTGGTAGCAGGCAGCACTTGCACACGGATGGCCTGATCTACAAGCCACTGAGCCTCAAGCGCGGCAAAGTCCAACGAACAGCCGAAGACTACAAGAACCAGCTGACCTTGGACATGCCGGGCGACTCACCAGTACCACTGCTGTTCCGATCACATTTGCCGTCAAACCACGTGACCATCAAGGTTTTCCAAACGCAGCGAGACCTACCCGGTGAGTCGATCAACGTCTTCGCCGGAGAAGTCACGAGTGTAACCTGGAACAACTCCATCGCGTCCTTGGCCTGCAATCCTGTCTCCAGATCCCTCACACGCCAAGTGCTTCGCTGCGGCTACCAAAGTCAGTGTAATCACCACCTCTACGACAGCAGGTGCGGCCTTCAAATCCAGGATTGGCAAGAAGACACCAAGGTAACGGCCATCAAAGACAACGGATTCACCGTGGAAGTAGCCAGCAAGCAAAACGAAGACGACTACTACATCACAGGCTTGTTATCAAAGAATGGAAGTGACTTCCGCATGATCACATCCTGTTCCGGTAATGTATTTAAGCTTATGTCTCCGATTGATGGGCTCAAGGTAGGCGATGCTATTCAAGTCGCTAAAGGGTGCGATCACTCTGCGGCTGCGTGTCACGCATTTGATAACTTCGATAACTTTTTGGGATTCTTAACGATCCCTACTGATAACCCGTTTCAAGTTTACTAACCACTTAATAATAAGAATAAAAGGGTTTCCGATGGTTTACTTCATGATTGCCTTGACGGTTCTGTCTATGTACTTGTCAATCAAGATGCAGAAGAAGCCTGAAAAGCCGACTGCGGCGGGGCTTGAGGACTTCAGCTTTCCAACTGCAGCAGAGCGACCAATTCCTGTCTTCGTGGGGACTAGGCGTATATCTGGGCCCAATGTGCTGTGGTACGGCGATCTTCTCACCAGAGCAATCAAGACAGTCACGAAGAGTATGTTTAGCTCCAAAAAAACGGTCACGGGATACCGCTACTACATGGGTGTCCAGCTCGGAATATGCCACGGCCCGGATGTCCAGCTCCGTGAGATCAAGTTCGGTGACGACGTGGCGTGGTCTGGACTAAGCACTGGTGGCCCGATCCAGATCGACAAGCCTGCTCTCTTCGGTGGTGACACGAACGGTTCTGGTGGAATCTCCGGAACGATGAGGTTTTATCCAGGTGCTCTGACCCAAGCCCCAAACGAGTATTTGGTCAGCAAGGTTGGTTCAGATCTCGTGTCTGCGATACGTGGTGTCAGCTACTGCGTCATGGAAGGCATGTACATCGGGAACTCATCGAGCCCGCAAGCCACAAGCTTCGTCGTCAGCAGGTTCCCCAAATCACCAGACGACCGCTTCAGCGATTACGAGCAGATCGGCCTTGACGCAAACCCCGCATTTTTCATATACGAGATGATCACTCACGGCCTTTACGGTGCTGATCTCGGCTATTCGTCTATTGACCTGGATTCGTTCACTTCCGCCGCTAAAACCCTTTTTGATGAAGGGCTAGGCATATCAGCAGTCATTGACTCATCAACGACCGCTGGTGACGTGATCAATGACGTCAAACGCGTGATCCAGGGCTCATTGCAAACAGATCCTGCAACCGGCGCACTGAAGCTCAGGCTGATCAGAAACGACTACATCGTCGACGAGCTGCCATTGCTCGATCAGTCGAACATCAAGAATCTCTCCGGGTTCACACGCGGCTCTCTCGACACAGCAATCACCGAGGTGAAGCTCAAGTACACAAGCATCGACGACGACTTCACAGAGCGTACAGTGATCGCACAGAACAACGCCTTGCGAATGCACAAAGGGGATAGCGACGGACAGGTCGTCCAGATGCCCATGATCAGCACCCGCGAAACGGCAGCGAAGATCGTGATGAGGGAAATGGCCAGCGCATCGGTTCCTTTGGCAACCTGTACCGCCGAGTGCAATCGCGGCCCCGCACACACCGAAGTCGGTGACGTCGTTCGCCTGAGCTGGCCAGCCGAAGGCGTCGACAAATTAGTCATGCGCGTGACCGGCATCGACCTTGGCGCTCCTCAGGATGGTTCTGTGCGCCTGACCCTCGTCCAAGATGTCTTCGGTGTCTTCATGAGCGTCTACGCCGATGGCTCCGAGCGTCAGTGGACGAAACCCACCTTCAAGGCTACTGACATCACTCGCTTCGACATCATTGATGCACCGACCATTTTGACGACAAGCCAAACAACCGGGAGCGTGCTTGTCGTTGCGGAAAATCCTGGCGTTGCGTTGGACTACCAGCTTCAGGTGAAGGGTGGTGTCGATAGCGGCTACATTGATGCTGGAGCGATGCCTTTCACGCCGTTTTTCTCGACTACGAAAGCCATGGGTACTGGCTGGACTGATGTGAGCGTCGTGCTTTCAGGGGCATCTGCAGAGTTGTCGTCGATCACGGCTGATGAGGTTCGTCAGGGGCTTGGCTTGATGCTGATCGTCAGTGCCCTTGGGAAAGAATGGATCTCGTATCAGAACGCTGTGGCTGGCAATTCAACGACTGTAAATCTTGGTCTGGTCAACCGTGGGCTATTCAACACGAAGCCTTTGGCGCACCCAGCAGGAGCTCGCGCATGGGCTGTTTCCGAGGGTTTCGGGGTTACTGACTGGCAGTATGCGAAGAGTGAGTCTGTGTCGCTCAGGATGCTTCCGAGGACTCAGACCGGGGTGCTCGATGTCGATGATGCTGTCGTTCATTCGTATAGCGTTGCAGGGGCGAACCTGGCTCCTTGGGCACCAGGGCGTGTGCGTGTGAATGGCGTCGAAGGTGGTCAGATCTCGGGTGTTGCAACTGTGACCTGGAGGAAGCGTGATGGATCATTGCCTACTGTGATGTTCTACGGTGACGACGAAAGCCGGGTGAGTGATGCGGCGTACCAGGTGGTTGTGAAATCAGGGAGTACGGTCGTCAAAACTGTCAGTGGGATTACTGGCGAATCGTGGTCGTTTACTGATGAGATGGCGCTGAATGGCGGGGCTTACTACAGCAGCCTGGCTTTCGAGATCAGTGCTCAAAAGCCAGGGTTTACGGATTCAGTCGCCGCTAGGGTAAGCGTGACCCGGTGAGATTAGTTCTTGACCAGAAACCTAGCTTTCTCACCATCAGAATCAGAGCGAAGCTTCATCACCATTCGCTGGATAAATGGGATATGACTGTCGCGATCTAGATCCGCAAAGACCATTCCCTGTCCGTTCAGGTTGTCCATTACGATCTGAATACTTTTCGAGTTTAAAATGCCCAAGTGTATCGTCTTGCAGTCAACATCGTCTTTTTGGACTTTGTAGAAAGTCATGTGATGTGCAGACTTATAATTTGTCTCCCAGGCCACATGCTCAGTTTTCATGCCCGCAAGGAAAAGTGGTTGCTGAACCCCAGAGTCGGATTTTCTGATTTCGCAGAGACCACCTTGAGAATCCTCCATCATCATGCCGGGATCAATTCCGTACTGCTTCAAGACGGTTGTATCGCCGGTAAACTTTATTCGAAGTCCTGACTTTGAGATATCGTTGACTCTGTCGTAGATGAAACCCTTGTCGATTATATCTACCTTGATTTTTGCATGGAGTGGGGTTAGCAGCTTTGCTCCATTATTTTGAGTGTAGAGATACACGTTGCCAGTGAATGTGTCGGCCATTAGCGTCCTGTTATAGCCAAGAAAAATCTCTCCGATAACCCAGAACACACACATAAAAGCAAAGAACTTAGCGAATGTTTTACGCCGCAGCATGTTCTAACTCCTCAGCTTCACGCTTATAAAATGGGGGCTCAACATTAAGCAGTGCAGCGCCAAGGAGGAATACACCAACATTTTCCCAGATCATCTCACCCATGAAGGGTAGTAATGTGCTAGAGCCAGGTAGGATCGTTGCCATTATCGCAATTGGATATCCGAGCAAGTCCATAACTAGAGATGGGGCATGATAGCCGTGCAGCAAATTGCGTGCAGAAATTACTGTCTCGCTGAATGTTTGAAGCTCAGTCGAAGACGCGAGTAGAAAACCTGGCGCGACGACGCTAAACATAAATACTGCCCACACCACTCGATAGATACGCATACAACTCCCTTGCACTGTAAGTTTGCATCAATGCTACGTGTAGGCAACTAGCGTGAAAAGCGTTTTTACTACGCAGTTACATACCCAATTGTGGTTTTTCTAATAACTCCCAAACTCTCTGCGTTCCTGAAAATCTGACCAGCTCGGAGGTTCCCGATCCGTGAGTTTTTCGCGAATTCCTTGAGCTTCACCGGCGTGCCGGGTGCCAAGGTTTTTGCGTGAAAAACCAGGGTTTTCAGGATTTCTGCGTTGGAATCCGGCAGCGTTTCTCCAGTTTTCGGCGTTTCTGGCGTTTCCGTCACCTCCTGTGGCATGCCAGTCACCTTAACTTCCGATGATGGCGTTTCGCTAGCTTCTGAGGCTACAACACCCGCGCTAGAGCGTCCAGAGCTTCTGACGCCAGCTAGGATGAGTGCCGGAACTATCTCCAGGGCCATGGCGAAGCCGAGGCACAGAAACTGCGCAAGCAGCGGAGGCAGGCTCGACGCTTTAGCAACACCAGATTTGATGTGCGCGATCTCCAGGGAGCCTTCATTAAGGCGTGCTAGTGCCTGAGCGCGCTGAGCTGCCGCACGAGAGCTTACTGACTCTTCAAGCTCCAAGGCCTTGGAAACCATTCCACGCGCCCGCAGATCATTAGCCTGTAACCCCGCATCGGCGATCTCTTTATCAAGGTGTGAGATCAGTGCTGAGTCTTTCTGAGCCATTGCAATCAATGCATTAACACGGTCAGTAGTCATTACTTCGTGAGTTGCTTTGCTGACGCTAATCGAAGTCATGAGTCGATCATAAGTGGCCCAACCGCTAACACCCGAAAGCATCAGGGCGCATGCAATTGTCAGCACTGCACTTGTGCCACGCAAAACACGAATGGCAACAGGCCACGCCAGATACTTGAAAATATCCAGGAGCACGGCTGCAGACGCAAACAGAAGCGCCAGGTTCTTGTCTTCAATCAATGCGTACATTGCAAAGGCAACGGAAATTGCAGTTACGCTAGACAAAAGGAATGCGATTGCGACAAGTAATGCCGACAGCTTTTTGCTCATCTTGAGCTCCGAAATCTCTGTATAAGTCCATTATATAAGGGGTTCCAGGCAGTGCAATAGCATAGCTGGGCTATTTGACATCAAACTACCTTCATATAGATTGCATTTATTTATTGAGTGGACGAGTCCAATTCAATATTATGTTTATAAATCCCGAACAAAAAGGAAAACAATAATGGGCATCAAGGTATCGATTAATCACCAAGCAATTGCTGAAGCGCTTATTAAAAGCGGCGATCTTCATCGCGATGGTTGCGGATGCGGACTTTCATATGAGCACGATGAGGCTCAGGAACTTCAGGAGTTAATTGATATTAGTCTGGATGTAATCGAAGTGTTCGGCGAAGCCGGCTTACGCGCACTCGTGAATCAAGCGGAGAAACGTGCAGACGAATTGGATCTGAAAGTTCGTGCAGCGGAAGCGCAGGCTAAGGCGGAAGCCGAAAAAACCTTGGGTGAGGCTCAGCTGTCGGAGTACGACCAATTGGCCCTCATGAGCGCTGTTGGCAGTATCGGTGGGGATATCGACGCATACGACCTCGCGAAGACGCTGGTGCGCCGCAAGGTCTATTCAGTCGCCGAAATTATGCGTCTCTCAAGCGTGCAGCTGAGGCATCTACTCTCGTAAAAACGACTCAGCCAGCAAGGTGGCCAGGGGCGCAGGTTTCTGGCCTTTTTCGAATGACGCCACTAGAAATGTTTTGCCGGTACGGTCGCGAAGCACCATGCCTTCTTTGACCAGGCGTGCTTCGACGTGCATCTCTGCGAAAAGCCCGAAAGCAGTCGTGTCGCCGTCCACTTGGCCATAGATCCAGCCAGCTTCGTCGGCTACGACTTCACTCAGAACATGGTCAGACGGTCGGAAAGCTCTCTTGATCATCCTGCCGACCCTCCTGGCACCCTTGGCCATCATCACGAATAACCATATCGCCGGGATAAGTGGAATCGAAATCAGGATTCCACCCCACACGTTGATCTGATGCACAACCCAGCGCAGCAGGCTCCACAATGTCCGTAATGGAACCATCCAGTTGACCCTCACGATTGATCTCCCTCAGTTGTGGCGCTTGCTGGCTTGTCGTGCAGAAAGCTCAGGGCAAGCAGAGCGTGTATAGATTCAAACAGCGAACCAGCCTTATCATCGAGGCTCAGTATCATGTACTCGTGCCCCTGGACGTCTTTGACGCCAATACCCATGTCATCAATCCAAGCACTGTGTATGTGGAAGGTCTGATGTAGCTCACCGTCAAATTCCTTCCCATCAACAACTCCATATGTAAGCCCGGCAACATCAATGGCATTGCCCTTATGCAAAACATATGCTTCATAAATCAATGCGCAACGAGCCATTTAACCTCCATTACATATATGCTGATTGTACCGCTTGCAAGGTTTGCCAGCAAACACTAGCATTGGAATTGTGGAATTAAGGAGCTGCATGCTATGAAACGTTTCAGAAGTATTTTGAATGCGCAGCCCGTAGCTAAGTTGTATCTAGAAAATAAGTCAGTTGACGATAGATTTAAGAAATCTGGTGCTACAGATGAATTGACAAGATTTGCATACACACTGGCACTTCGTGGCGTGCATCCGAATAGCCTTGATTCTATTGTTGACTTCAGACTTGAAGACGTTGTTGGCCTCCTGCTGGCTGATAGAGAAACTACCCAAGGTCTCAAGCATGAGTTCGATGAGTTTCGGGTTGTTTGGCGCAGGCTTTACGACCGTGAGCGAAACCGTCGGGATGCGATTTGGCGACTAGAGTTGATCGAGCCGGGATCTAAGTCGGCTGAGCCATTCCTGGAATTACTGTCGGCAATCAGGGATGCAGACGAGACAGATCCCATTGGGGAGGCGTTTGCGCTGGGTATTCATGAGGTCGTGGCGATGGTGCCCGTCACCTCAGTACCTGGGTGGATTGACTACGTCGCTCACGATGATATTCCAGAACCCTGGTGCGAACGTTTCCAGCAAGCTAGCGCGGGCTCGACAGCTACGATCCGTGGGAATTATGCGTACGATTGGGAGAAGTTTGTACGGCTTTGGGAGGTAGAAATGGACATGATAGCTAAACACGAGCTGGCACGTGGGGAGCCGCTATGAAAATTGTTGTGGACTGCGAATTCACACAGCTCAATGCTACCGCCAGGCTCATCTCTATGGCGCTGGTTGCTGAAGACGGTCAAGAGCTCTACTTCGAGCTTAGCGATAATTGCGTCCTAGCTGACTGCAGTGATTTCGTTGTTGAGAGGGTGTTGCCACAGCTAACTGGAAGTAGCGCCTCAATTTCACTGGACGCTGCAAGGCAGGAATTGTTGGCGTTCCTGGGTCGCTTCGATAATGCCGAAATCATGTCTGACGCGCCCGCATGGGACTGGGAGTTCTTCTGTGATATCGCTTACCACAACGGAAAATGGCCGATTAATGTATCCAATAGACCACTCAATTTGATTGACATATTCAATGATAAAGACGTGCCGGGTGAAGATGCGCCCGAGCTTCCGCATCATGCGTTGCTCGACGCCAGATTACTAATGAACTACTACAAGCGCCTTCTCAAATAGCTAGCTCTAGTTCGTCGGGAATATTTAATTGCTGTCCAGGTACATACTCAATGTACTTTCGCTTGAGCCTGCACTCCTGAGGCTTGAATAGCGCGTCAAATATAGCATCGATGAGCTCCAGAATTTCCTTGATCATCTTTTGAACTTCGTAATCCCTTGCTGTGAACTTGATATAGATTGGCTTTCTTCTGCGCCCGCTGACTGCGATGAATTCATAGTAGTAGATTCTAGCTCTTTCTTGGTCTTCGCTATCTCTTCTTGCAATTTCATTCTGAAGTTCACGAATGGTTTCGGGGTCATAATGTATTCCTTCCTGTGTAGTTAGTTTGTGCCAAGTCAATCTTGAGCGCTTGAGCTGTCTACCACTTATATGTTTGCCGTCAAACTCGAAACTGATCCCCTTTGGCTGGCCTTCATCATTGAGCGTGAGGTTGATGTAGACCTTCTGCTTTCTCAGGGCTCTTACGAAGTCGAACATGTCGCCCTGGGTTGCGTTTGTGGCTTCGATAGCACCCGCGATCTTCGCAATCATTTTGTGCTTCAGGGGCAAGTCGTTGTCGCGGACTGAAGCTTGGAGTTCAGCATGGGTGATCGAGACGCCCCAGGTGTCTTTCGGCCTTGGTGCTTTGGTGAGTCCGAAGCGGTCTTCGATCTCAGACACTGAGTCCATGCTGACGCTTCGCTCATTACTATCTTTGACCATTGAGAACGTGTCATCGAGACGGATGCGGTTTGCGACGATGTGAACGTGCTGATGATCTTTGTCTTGATGCATTACGGCGACGTACTGAGTCGTTTCGTCGAAGCCTAGGTCTGTCATGTACTTTGTGACCGCCTGACGCCATTGCGGGGTTGTCAGGGACTCTCCGGGGCGCAGGGACAGCATTGCGTGGAAGACCGGTTTAATGGCCTTCTCAGAGTCGATGGCGAAGCGCCTGAGCGTCTCAACCTGGTCGAATTCGCGGATCATCTCCGAAAGGTCTGACTCGTTGCCCTGCAGGACGCCTGGCAGTGGGTCTTTGCTCATAGTGTTGAAGCTGATCGTCCGGATGCCAGAGATCTCATGGTCGTGCTTCGTGCAGCCGAAAATGTAGCGGATTCGGTTTTTGAAAGAGCCTGAGGACTTCGGGAAAATCTTGCCGATCATTTGACACCCCCCAGGTTCACTTGGGCGATGTACTTAACTTTTTCCAGGAGCTCACTGCCGGGCCGGTCGGCGTTTATCATAGATGCGAGATTCATGAGCTCCCTGGCAATCTGAACAACGTCTTGGCTGACCTTGGGCTTCACCTGACCGTTAGCAACGAAGTCTCTGATAAACGCGCCTGCGGACTTGTAGCCTGCTTCGGCGATCTTGGCATTCAATGTGTCGAGCTCAGTCTTATTGAGCCTTAGGGTAATGCGGGATTCTTTGTTTTGCTTCTCAATAGTTTTCATCTTGGGTCACCTTTTATTATTTTTATTCTGAGCCCTCAACGCAACACCCGAAGGGATGTGAGTATCTAGCCTTACTTGTCTGACATAGACACAACTGGCTAAAAAGAAGCTCTAGACTCATTATGCAAATGGAGCTTTAGGTGGTTCTAGTGCTTTTGCTAATTATTTTGATTTATTTGTTTGTATAACTAAACTTTCGCAAGGTGTGAATGCGAAATCGCAGCATGGGAGTGCGAAATCACAAAGCACTAAAGCGAATTCGCACTCATGCACTGCGATAATCACAAGGCATGACTGTGGTTTCGCTATGACTGTGTGTGAATTCGCAAGTGCATGGTGTGAAATTGAGTAAGAGTTACAGACTAACTTCTTTGGTATCGAGCATCTTGGTGTCGAGGTCAGCCAGGGTGGAAAGAAGACCTCGGCACACAAAGTCTTTTTCGAGGCCAGCACTGTTCAGAATCTCAGTTTCAATCTTCGTAGCTGCATCACGGATCTCTGAGAGATACGCCATTTTGTAGCCATCGGTCACGTCAACAGTCTGTCCAGCCGAATCATGGTTGCAGAGCACCTTGATGTAAAACGCACCAACACCGGCCCGCTCAGCGACTGACATGAAGCTGGCCCGCATGATTTTGCGTGGAAGATGCTGATTGATCCTGTCAGAAATCCTGCCGAGGAAGTCCCGGACATTCGACTCACTGACCTTATCCTGCTGCACTCCTGGGAAAACATAGTCACCGGAAGAGTGCTTCATCGAGTACATCAGCTGGCAGTAAGCAGCATCGCTCAGAACAAGATGGAACTCCTTGCCGTTTTTCAGGGTGTCTTCTTCATTTGTCTTGTTGCGTTCTGGGAAAACCACCGCACGAGTTTTATGGCAGATATAGCTTCGCCGGATCTTGTTGATCTCTCCAGGCCTAACTCCCGTGAAGAGCATAAACAAAATCGCTGCCGAGACCGGCTTGAACGATGTAGGTACATCACGAAGCGGAGGGGTCTCGGAGATTTCTACACACCCCTTAATGAACTGACCCAGATCCTTTGGGTTGATCCGAATCTTATCGCGCTTGGTGGTATGCCATTGCTTAGTGTGTTTCATAATATCGACAGGGTTGTACTTGTAAATCGGCTCACCGATCTCGTTTTTATACCAGACAATCGAAAACGAAAAGATACCCCGAAGGAGGCACAAGGCTTTATTAGCAGATCGCTCCCTTGGTGGGGTAACTCGTCCATTTGGTCTTACAGCAGGTACGGTTGTCTCGTCATGGAGGTTCACAACGTCATCACTGGTAAAGCTTGAGATAGCCCTTGGGCCGTACTTCGCCTTGATGTAGTTGTTATAAGTTCGGTTGTAGTCATCAACCGTAGTCTTGGTCAGCTTCTTGCTCTTACGTCGCATGAAGTTTTCGAATGCCATGTCCAAGGTAAGGCTGTCCCGGAGAGACTTCGTTTCCTCAGCCTGCAGGATCTCATCAAGGTTCGCGTAGATCTTCTCTGCTTGCGCTCTAATCAATGGCAGTTTGGTAGTTTTGGGATTAAAAGCCTCAAGCTTGCGGCGGTGATCTTTCCCCAATACCTTCCTGACAACATAGAAGGCCTTGCCTCCAGCCTTAGTTACACGTAATACCAAGCCTTTAGTTTCAGTGTCATAGGCGAGCATATCAGCCTTACCCTCAGGGCAAACGAGTGCCTCCAGGGAAGCTTTGGTGAAGTGAATTTTCAAAGCCACGGGGAATCCTTACGAGTCTTAACGTGTTGATTTGATCTGTGTTTTCGTGTCTAATCCACCGCCTGCTTGCACCGCCTCGATGGTGAAATTGGTAGACACATCGCACTTAAAATGCGCCGCCGAAAGGTGTACCGGTTCGACTCCGGTTCGAGGCACCATCTCTCCTGCAACACCCATCCCACCTCGCTGCACCCACCAGAATGTCATTTGCGTCTAAAGATCTAGGGACAAAATCCGTCCATCATCTGTACGTTTTATGATCAATTCCTTGGTTGGTGAGCCTTGGTAGCTCTTGGGAGCCGCTTGGTAGCTGCCACTGAAAGCCGCTCACATCTGCCAGCATCTCTCCTCAGCGCTCACCATCTCTCGGCGACCTGGCAAAGATCACTCTAAACGCCTGATATGCCTAGTTTTTAAGCCCAAAAGCACGGTTCTCAGCTGAGCTCAGCTCTCAGCAGCTGTTCTGGGGAGAGGTAGGGCAGAATGACTTAAAATCCCTCGTTCTAGGACGTGCCGGTTCGACCCCGGCTCGGGGCACCATTTATACAGCAAGGGTCTACCGCGATTATCGGGTAGGCCCTTTTTGTTTATCCGATCCGTGCAATCAGCTCC